GCTCTGCAATAAATTCTGTGTAATACGTTCCAACCGTTGTAGCGTCAGACGTAGCGATTGTCTCAATGATCTCAGCCAGCCATGTAAACAACTGCTGTTCTGAGATAGCCATTGACTCGGTAATGTCACCCAAGAACGTGGCAACAGCCTCTTCAACTGTTGAGATTGGGTTAGTCTCAGTAATAGAGACTGGGAAATTAGCCGTGGCAGACTCAGTTGTGCTTGTGGCTACAGAGTCAGATACTGTAGCCGTGTACGCTGTAGTCGCTGTATTTGAATCCGTTAACGCCGCCGTTTCAGTAATATCTTTGGCAAACGTAGCCGCCACAGATTCTGTAGTTGAAGTTGCCGCAGTCTCAGTTATGGACTTGGCAAATGTTGCCGCCACCGCTTCGGTCGTTGATGTAGCCGATGTCTCTGTGACAGAAACCGTATAGCTGGTTATTGCATCTTCCGTAGTCGATGTAACCGCAGTCTCTGTAATAGCCGCCGCAAATGCCGCCGTAGCCGACTCGGTAGACGTAATAGCCGCTGTTTCAGTGACCGATCCAGTAAACGCAGTGATTGCAGTTTGGCTATCAGATATAGCCGCTGTCTCAGTTATAGACGCATTAGCCGTAAATTGGACGGTCTGGGTTTCTTCAAACGGTACTGTACCGCCCCAAACACCAGACCCCCAAGTGTCTTGACCCCATGCCGTGGCTGTGGTGAGGGACTCGGTGACGCTGACTTCGTAGGTGGTTTCGCCACCCCAGCCTAGATCGCCCCAAGCATTATCACCCCACCCATTAGCCATATCAGGTCAATGTAGCAGTGTAAGTGACCGCAATTGTGTCGCCAGAAACAACAGCTTTAGAACTAGAAAAGTCTCCAGCGGAGAACAATGTTCCAGTTGTTGAGTCTTTAGTTGCGCTACCACCAATGTTGATAAAGCAACCTGCGACCGTGCCAGTGCTGGTAATAGAGAACGACACCGCAGAAGATGTAGTCTTGCTACCAGCAGAAGCCGCGCTAAATGATGGCGTAGGACGGTTACCTGAGTATGTGGGAGCGTTAGCCAAACCAACCTCTAACCAGCTTGCGTGAGAAGCTTGCGTGTCGGCTACAACCGCTGTACCTGTACCTTTAAGACCCATTACAACTGCGCCGCCAGCGGTATTACCCAGCGTGGTGTCCAGTGTAAAGTTCTTGCCTACAGTCGTAACCAAGTTCTCAATGTCATCGGCCCACTTAACAAAACCATCTACGCTGTAGCAAACAGCGGTGTAGTGGCCTTGAATAGACATTGTGTCTTCAGGCATTGTGTTGTATTTAGTTGTAGCTTGCACCATGTCGGTGGCGGTCATTTTGTCGATAGTCATGGTGACTCCTTAGTTAGAAGAACGAATCAATGCCGCCGTTGCTGTGTTAGCAGGCATTGTGATGGTGAAATTGGATGAAGTTTTGTCAGACCCAAAGTCCAACACGGCAATAGACTTATTACCCTGAGTAACGTTGTAGATCAGAGCACAACGAGCCGTCACGGATGCGTTAAACACCACATCGGCAAAATCTACATAAGCCGTATACCCAGAAGAGTTAATGGTTACGCCAGTCAGGGTTACACCCCCCGCAACGTATCCTGTACCCGTTACCTCTGCGGCGGTCGTGTAAACAGTGGTTGCTTCGTTTAAATCAGCATTAGCCGTATACAGGGCGATCTTTAACGTATTGGTAGATAGGTTATGAACGCCTGTATATAGCTCTGTTTTAAAGCTAGTCGTTTGGGTTTGGACAATACTGCTCATGACACAGGAACCCTCACCTGACCGTCACGATAAGCATCCATGCGTTGCTTGCCATCACCCAAGTTCTTGAGGAGTGCAATAGCCTGAACGTACCGTTCTTGGTACAGTTTGTACATACCGTCTTCTGGTGCGCTCTTCATGTATGTTCCTGCTTCGGCTAACGTGCCATACAGTAACGCAGAGTCAAAGTTATCACCCAACCATGTGGTTGTTGTGGTGCAGATTGACTCTGGGTAGTAGTAATAATGAAGTTCTGCGTTGTAGTTGGCATCTGGCGTTGGGCCAAGGATGAACGACAACTCATTAACGTTTGCTGACTGTGGGCCAAAAATGGCGTAATGCTTAGGCTTTCCTGTGGTCGCAGGGTTAGGATATGCATCACGCATGAAGTTCACATCCTTGTTAAGCAAGTAAAGGTAATCACCCGTGCCTGAGGCTGGGTATATGGCAAGACTATACGTTGACAGAAAGTCTTCTGGACAAGCCAAGTACTTATTACCCGTAGCCAATACGCCCGTTACGTTCTTACGCAAGTTGGCAATCTGCACCGTGTTATAGATGCGTTGCTCCGCCTGCTTGATCATCGTATTGATGGTCGTCGTATCGAACGTGTTCTGCGTGTAATCAGTTACAGCGGCAACAAGTTGAGCGTATGTCAGTGCCATTGTTTAAACCTTAAGCCATCGGGCCACGAGCCATCAAACCTTTAGTCGCCGCACCTGTGCCGCGAACTTTGATGCCAGTTGTCTTGGGTTGCTCATCACCAGCAGACTTGCTGAAAGCACCAACGCTCATATCAAGCGTATCAAGCTTGCTACGATTAGGTTCTTTGCCGGGATTGGTAGAAGCTTTAACTTCTTTACCAGTCATAGTGTGTGGCTTGGCATAGACTGCGGCATCGCCAACTTCTTTGCCCATCATTTTCTTGCTATATGTAGCCATGATTAGCCTCGCTTCTGATTCATTGCACGGGCTAAGTTACGACCGACCTTACGCATTTCCATGCCTGTAACGCCAGCAGTCTTCTTGCCGCCCATGATTTCTTTTGCGGTCGGGCCACTATTGCCTAAGTTTTTGCCCTCGGTTTTGCCCTTTTTAGCAATGCCGTCGGCTGATCTTGTGTATGCCATGTTTAAACTCCTTAAGATACCTGTACTGTACCAACAAATGTGGTTGCCACCAAATAGTTTGGTGTCATACCAGCATCAAAATTACTGGCTCCGCCAACCGGATTCCAGCCCCACTGAATGTCCCGAGAACCACCAGTTACAAATCCACCACTTGGACTATCCACAGGATAAAGTTGTAGACCGTTTGTACCAGCCGTTACATACGTTGTGTCTCTGCGTGGGTTACGCAAAGCCTGAGGATCTTCTACAGGGAATGTTCCCAACATTAACTGAGGTTGATCTGGATCCCAGCATTCATGGCAAACCAACAATTGATACTTGCGTTGCTTAATGATCTCAGTCTTAAGCGTCTTAAGTAAAAACTGCTGACCACAGCGATCACACATTGCAATCGCTTTTTTGCCAGAAGCAAAACGATTACTCATTAGGATCCACCGATATACATCTGACGGGGCACAAACCTAGATGGGGCTTTCTCCCTGTCTTCCCCTGCCGCTATCTCAAATGTCTCATCATAGATTTGCTTAAGCATTTGAATGCGAGGCATTAAATCTGGTGTCTTAATTGCAATGTGGTATGCCAATCCAGCAACCAAGCATGGCAAGAAACGGAAGTTCATGTCTGCGGTTTCTACACCAGCGCCAGCATCCTGAACCCGGCGCAGTCTCCAGTACACAAACTGATACGGGGTGCTGTTATCTGGCGTAGGCCAGAGAGTTACCGCAGGTAACTGAGGAACATAGATTGCAGTCCCAGTTGTATGAGCGGCGGCAGTTGTATTGTTCTGACCACGGTACACACCACCAAGGGTATTGCCTGTGACGTAGGTGTAGTAGATATCTTCAGAATCAATACGGATAAAACCAGAGCCTGCTAACCCAACCACCGTGTTAAGCGTGATCGTGTCCGCCGTGGAGGTGATGGTTCCAGATAACGTCGAAGACGTTGGGTTAACCTGTCCAGAAAGCCTTTGAATCCAGACTTGGATAGGTCTTGCTTGTTGGAGCTTGTTTGGGATGGTTGCATAGGTAGAAACACTAATACGGCTGATGGTTAAGTCTGCCTGTGTAGAAGCTGTATTCTGCCCTGTACGGATAACATGCTCTAACAGGTCAATGGTATCCACTGGCAGGGCGTATGTAGGCAATCCCGCAGTCAGGTTAATAAACCCCTGCTCCATCGTCCACATGTTAATACCTTTGTTCTGCCACTCAATGGTCATTAGGTTCATTGACCTACGTGCTGTACGCAAGTCATAGCCTGAACGCATTTCCCGGCCAGCCCTCTCCCACGCTTCCTCGGCAATCTCCGTGAAGTCCATATTGAATAGGGTTGAGCCGGTAGTGGTCATCTAAATCCTGCCGTTTTCTTTGCTATTGTTTTGGGTTGGGCTACAAACTGTTTGCCAGATGCTTTACCGGCACGTTTGGCTTTGGTTGTAGCCGCATATTCTTGCGGAGATAAAGACTTAATAGCCGCTTCAGGCAAATATCTCTCACCCGTCTTGCTAGACGGTTTACCAGACTTGGTGCGCCACTTCTGGTCGCCCCAGTCTTTAAGAGACTTTTGCGGTGCTTTCATTTGTAACCACCGCCTGCGGCTTTGTAGCGTTTAGCCATTAACTGAGCCTTACGAGCCGACCACTGGCCTGCGCCTGTGCCCTGTACTGCGGCGGCTTTAACGCTGTTAAAGATCCGTTTACGTAACTCAGGCTTGGTGTAGTTGCCAGATTCATTTACTTTGGACTTTACTTTGCCACCTTCAGCAAATCGGTGTGTCAACTTAACACCACCGCCTTGTACCCCAGCGCCACGTTTATCCATCTTTGCATCTAGATAAGCCTGCAAAGAAGTGTTTTTATCCAATTGTTTTTCGGCAGTTAAACGACCAGCCAGTTCTTTTGCATTTTTATCCAAGTTTAAACGTGGATTTTCAACGCCAAACTTAACCGCTTCTTCTTTCTCTTTGTCAGATACAGACCCACCCATATCAAACTGAGTAAAGTCAGTGTCATCCCTTCGGGCTTTTTTAGAGCCTTTTGGCATTTTGCTTGGGAGAACGGCTCCCATTCCACGACTTGCCATCATGGTTAGCACTTCCCGCCGTAGTTCATTTTAATCATTGTGCCCTTGGTTTTACCTTTGGTTGCACAACCATCAGCACGTTTAGACGCAGAAGAAACTTTGCCACCATTAGCGTAGCCCATGTCGCTAATTTTCTTACGATCTTTAGCGTCTTTAGCCTCTTGGATAGATTCTTGCATTGCGTCAAAGTTAGCTGGCTTTTCAATACCGCGAGACTCACGCTTCATTTCAGCTTCAGCTTCGCGCTTGTCTTTGCCAGCATTTTTCTTTTTTTCTTCAACTTCAGCCACTCTTTTTATACCGTAAAGACCGGAACCCATCATACCTGCGGCAAGAGCTGGAAAACCAAGTGGAAATGCCATATTAAACTCCTTAACAAATTTTGCCACGGGTCTTGCCTTTAGTGGCAATACCATCGGCACGACGAGAGGCTGAACTTACAGAACCACCACTAGCATAAGATCCTTTTTCGGCCTTTTCTTTTTGCTCTCTTGCTTTACGTTTTGCTGGTGTTTCAAGGTTGCTGAAGTAATCAGCAACAGATGAACCCGCGCCTTTAACTTTTTCAGATGCAGATTTTATATTGGCAATATTTTCCGGCGTAAAAATCTCTTTAGACTTACCTTTAGGTGCGCTAGGGGGTGGAGCGGCAGGCTTTGCTTTTTCCGCTGGCGCTTTTTCAGCCTTAACGCTTCTTGGGTTATCCGCTTCCATCATTTCTTCTGTGTAGCGTTGGACATAAGCTGGCGCTTTAGGCGCTGAGTCAATCTTGCTTTCAGTTTTTGATGCAGAAGGTTTAGGAGCGGTTGGCTTGGGGGCTGTCTTTCTTGGATTGTCAGCTTCCATGATTGCTTCTGGATTACGTGGGCGGTTTGCATAGTCTTCAGCAACACTTGCATCACCGGATGGTTGACGCATACCTTGCCTTCTACCCTCTGCAAAAATAGGATTAGGGTATGCAGGTGGGCGAACCACAGGCCTAGGTCTTTCAACTTCGGCGGGAGTTGCGGCAGGCATTTCTGAGCGTCCACGGCCAGCACCGAAGCGTTTGTATGCCTCAGAGCTAGGATCGTCTATATTGCCCATGCGTAAACGCTGGAAGAAGCCTACATCATCACCTTTAGATGCCGTAAGGCCAGCCTCTTTGTCGGCGGCCTCTTTAGGATCAACTGCTCCGCTAATTTCGCCGCCACCTTCGTAGCGTTTAAACTTCATAGGTTTTTTCATGATTAATCCTTAGCAGTATCTGCCGCCTTTAGACATCTTAACCATTGCACCTTTGGTTTTACCCTTTGATGCAACACCATCACGGCTAGGAGCCGCTGTTTTTACTGCGCCCATTTTGGATGGAGCCATGCCGCCTTTAGCAAGCTTGGTCATAGGCTGACCTTTGTGCAAACGGCCTTCGTGTTTATTCACAGCCTTTTGCATCATGCCTTTGTCCATTTTTACGTCTGAATGTTTCATATCGCCACCTTTAGAAAATTTACGGCCCTTGTCAGCCGCTGAAAAATCTTTCCCCACGGACTGTGGGACTCCTGCTTTCTTGGCGAACGATGGGTTATGAGCCACCGCTTCCATGAAATTGTGTTGCTTTTTACTTACGCTCGGCATCGTCAGCCTTTTTGAATAAGCTGGTCAATCTTTGCTTCAAGCTTGTTAAAGCGTTGGTCAATGTGGTTCGTAATTCGATCCACTTCTGCTTGAGTAACGTTATCACGGGCAACCTCCTCACGGGTTTTGTTCAACAGGATAGTGACACGAGCCAGTTCCCTGAACTTTTCATTCGTCATGTAGCCAAGCAATCCGATTACAAGAGTAAGGATTGCTGACCATGCGGTGTTTAAATCTAGCATTTCCACCTCGCAAGAGAAGCCGCCTTACGAGTAGGCCTACCTTTTTCATCTTTCATAGGCCCGGGCATTCCTGACATCCGAGCACAAAAGGAATCTTTCCTTGCACCACCTTGAGGTTGTGGAGCTTTTAAATTACTGCCTGTTGCGGCATTGTATTTGGCTCGGCCTTTGGCCGTCAGTCCAGCACCTTTTGATGCTGGTAATTTCTCACCACGGCCAATAGCCAATGATGGGCCTTTTTTCTTTGGAGTTGCTTTAGCCATTTACAACTTTCAGTTTGGAATGATAGATATTCTCAAGCATTGGCATTACAACTTCTTCACGGAAGTTGCGCTCAAACACTTCTTGACCTACGTGAGGTAGGCTAATGTCCACATCTATGTATACGGTAAAGCCCATCTGCGTTGCTCTATCGCAGAACAAGTAGTCTTCACCAACATACTTACCGTCCACAATGGCAAAGTCAAACACTGCCGACATCTTCTCTGTTGGGGACTTCTCGTAAGTCCATTCTGGATGTGCAAATACCATCTGCTCAATGACATGACGCTGGATTAACATGAACCCCGTAGGTGCACGTTTTAAACGCATCAAAGAGCCTTTGAACTCTAAGTCGCCACTGTCGTCAAAGTAAACATCCGCAAAGAACTTAGCGTCCTTAGCTCTGCGTGGGTATGCGCCAGCAGTTATATCCATGCCACCACTTTGGGCCATCAAACGCATGATGTCGTCTGGCGTGACGATTACATCCGCATCAATAAACAGAAGCTCTGTGCAGTCTGTCTTTAAGAATTCGTGTACCAAGGCATTACGTGCCATGGTAATGATTGAGCAATTAGACAAATCAGACAACGTGACGGCCACACCAAGACTCATTGCTTTGGGCATTAACTGCGCCAGAGCAAATGCGGTCTTGATGTTTAGCTTGCCGTCATAGGCTGGAATGCCTATAAACAGCTTACGCCCCGTCAATGTTGCCTGTTTTGTTTCAGCCATAATAAATATTAGCGGAAAGTAAGTTACTCATGTTTAAGTAGATACCGTTTCTAACAAGTATCCCTTCTCCGGGAATGAACGCAAAATTACCAAACAAGTCAGCCGCACCAGTGTCGTAGCTGGCAATCCATAGTGATGAATATGTTGCCGCTGTTCCACCAGCTATAGTTCCAGAGTTAATGTCTGTAACTGTAAAAGTGTCTGCGCCTGTACGTGTGATTGAGTAATTACCGTTTGTGCCGGATGATCCACTTGCTGTTGCAAAAGCCAACCCAACTACATCCCCAGTAACCAACCCGTGAGCCACCTTTGTAACTGTAATAACTGCGGCAGTTCTTGCGTATGTAGCAGAAACAGGTGCAGTAACAGTATCAAAAATGTCCAGCGTTCCAGCCGTAGCCGTGCCAACCATAGATATGGCTCTAAGACGGTTTCGCCCTAACACCGCAAAACCTGAGTTGTTAAGGTGTCCTGATTTAACGTCTGTTTGCATCATAATTAATCTCCTTGTAAACGGGGGCCGAAGCCCCCTAGATCAATTAAGCAGATGCTGGGAATTGATTGCCGTCAGAGTTGGCAACAGTGTAGATGATTGTGTACTGAACAGTACCAGCAGTCACTGCGGCAACAGTTGGGGTCATTGTGGCAACAATTTTTACGTCTGTTGCGCCAACACCAGCACCGTTAGGAGAAGCAGTAGTAGCCGCACCAGACCAGTTAGCTAACTTAGTAGAGGCGTTACTAACAGCGGCACGACCTTGAGATGTAACGTCTGTAGAAGACCAATACAAGTTGGCTGTAGAACCATCACCGATTTGTACGTTAGCGGCTGTAGAGCCGGTAAACGCAACCAAAGTGTCGATGTGGATGAACTGAATTTGAGCGCCAGCAGGCAACACGCAAATGGTGTCAGTAGTCGCGGAAGCGGCTTGCCCAGCGTAGTTCTTTTTAAATGTTTGAGAAACCATGGTTGCACCACAGTTTTCAATAGTACCAACAGTAGTGCCGGTTGTGTTACGGACAGTGCCCAAGAGCCAAGGGCCAAGGTGAGTTGCGAATCCCATGATGTTTTCCTTCATGCAGTTAAAGGCGTATCAATCTTGCATGTTGTCTGCCGGGACAGTTTGATACACCGGAAAGCCCGGATTAATATGTTTATACCACTACGTTTAAACCAATGCAACAAAAAAGGGAGCCGAAGCTCCCTTTTTCTTTTCGTCAATTAGGACGAACCGGGTGAACCAAAGATACCCAATGGATCTGACACGCCGAAGCTATAACGCTCACGGGCTTTGTAACGAACGTTACCTGTGTCAAAGTCACCGTCCATGCCTGTAGACATGGGGGTACGCACGAAGTGCTTCAGACCGTTAGGAACGTCAGTTAACAAGAACCAAGCGTTTGTGTCGGTCAAGAAGTGGTTAACGCAATATCCTTCAGGGATAGAGCCGTTGTTCTTCAATGCATTGATATCGTTGTCGGTTGTGCCAACACGCAATTCAGTCTCAAGGAGACGAGTTGCAACGAACATCAATGAAGGAGGAACCACCAATTTCTTGGGTTTAGCGGCAATCAGCAAACTGCGCTCGTCTGTCCAAGCGGCGATCTGAATAACAGCGTTTTCCAACGATGTTTCATTCAAGTCAGCGCCTGTAGTAGGACGATTGCTGTTAGTACCACCGGAAACCAAGGGGTGAGCAGTAGAGCAAAGCACCACGCCGTCGCCATAAGTAGGGCCACCAGTGAAAGCGTTGTTCAGGACGTAAGCGGCCTTAACTTGCTTTGTGTAGGACATACCACGGGCCAAAGCCTTGGTGTAACGTGAAGACAAAGAGTCATACAAGTTATCTTCCACAGCTTCCTCTGTGATGGAGAAGCCCATCGCAATGGTTTCGTGGGTGTAACGTGCAGTCCAAGCTTCCTGTGCATTGTCATAAGCGATGGCAGAACCCTCGTTTTTGACAGGAGCGGCAGAGAAACCAGACAGTTTCGTCTCTTCTTCAAAGCTACGCTCAGATGTCTCTGTTTCGTAGATCTCTTTGTGCTCTTCGCCGTATTTGGCGTACTCCAGACCGAACAATGCGTTCAGACCGGGGAGCAACTCTTTAAGTAGTTGTGCGCGTGAAATAGCCATGGTAAGTTACTCCTTAAATGCCGGTAGTACTGTTGTACTGAGCCGTGTTGAATTTAACGAGAAACTCGTAATATGTTGTGGCGGCTACGTTGGCATTGCCAGTCGCAGTATCGGGCACAACGTCAACAACACGAACGGGAAGCGTATTGGTGGTGTTGGCGGAAGAACCGTCAATACCATAATACGAGTCACCTGTGGTGGTGGAACCAACTGTTGCAACCAAAGCCACGTTAGAACCAACAATCGCACGGCTATAAGCAGTGGGAGTAGTTCCGGCGGCAACAGTAGCGCAGACCTTGAACAGAGCACTAGGATCATCCACAACAAAGGCAAAAGCCATGTTTGTAGACGTAGAGACTGCCGCAGGATAGTACTGCTGGAACGTAGGTTGACTCAACGAATTGATGTAGTTACATCCAACTAACACACCAACAATGTTACCTGAGTCAGTTGTACTAGCGGCGACAATGTAGCCGTTAGTGTCAACCTTAACGGTGTCACCGTTCAGGATTGCTGTTGCGTAAGCAGGCGCGATTGGGATTTGACGGATCGCTCCGGCGTAGGGTAGACCATCCAGTCGGTTGACTGGCTTGAAACCATACGTCTTATCAATGGTAGGGTATGCCATCTATAGACTCCAAAAAGTTAAACACCTTTACCGAAAGTGACCGTGGACTTACGTTCTTTGAACATAGGCATCCTCGGATCGTTCTCTCGCATGTAAGTATTGTCCACTGACTGCATTTGCGCTTCCGCTTGTTGGCGGTAGTAAGCATCACGCTGTTCAGTAAACTCTACTGGGGTTTTGCAAAGCAACAAACCTCCCACTTCGATACTGTCCGGGAACCTTGCCGTTGTGGCATTGAACAGACGTATCTCGGGGTGATCGGAAGCCTTAACAGGTTCCCAGCCCTCGGCAAGCTTTGAGGAATAGTTCGTGGCATCATCTTTTCCTTGCACTGCAATCCGAATCCAGCGAAACGCATAACCATCCTCCGGGTTGGGATCAGGTAGTAGTTTTGGCGGCATCCATTGCTTTGGACGCTCCGAAACTTCGCGGGTACTCAGGTCACGGCCTGTACGAGCAGATTTTTCCATTTTCATTTCCTCATTTCATTTGCAACCGCACGGGCATACTGTTCATTTGTCAGTCCTAACCGTTTGGCGAGATTCACTTGTGACTGCGTAAGTACGATCTTTTTAGGCGCTGTACTACGGGTTGCAGGTGAAACAACATTGGATTTGGTACGTTGAGGTTTCGCATCAACGGACTCCCCGACTCCAATTTGGTCGGGAAATCTTTCGCGGATGTCAGTGTCTATACGTTTATAGTATTCGTCACTGCCAACCCGTACACCACTCTCCACAAGCTCTTCATGCAACCCTAAGGCGTATGAAGTCATCCGTTTGTTACTACCGAACCATCGATTTTGGTCTTGCCATGCAGATAGTTTTTCGTCCACGGGTGCAGGCTGTGGAGCCTGTTGTGTGATTTGTACAGGAGTTTCTTCTTCCTGTAAAGGGGTAGGCTTAAAATTATTTACTTTATCTGCGCGGATCTTAGCGGTAGTGAGTGCTTCCTGAGCATCCAATAGCTTATCTGCGTCTCCAGATTCGTAGGCTTCCTTGTAGAGGCGCTTGGCCTCTTCAATTTCGCCAGTAATAACTTTCTTAGCCTGCTCCAGTAGAACAGTCTGTCCCTGATTAACAGAACCTTTGAGCTTTTTGTTCTCCTCAACCATAGATTGGGCGAACTTAATTGCTTCGTCTTTCTCTCGTTGAGCGGCTTCCTTAGCTCTGCGTTCCTCGTGGTAGCCCTTGGTAAAGTGTTTAAACCTATTCTTTACGCTCTCTGAATAGGTTGCCAACTCTTCCTCCGTGGGATCCTGCGGGGGTTCAGCCATGGGCGTTCTGTACTTGTCTTCTTCGGGGGTATCGTCTACCACCTCAATTTCAGGTTCAGCCTCTACAACTTTACCGCCCTTACGAGAGTTCTCTTCCTTTTCATCAGGGAACTCAAATTCGGTCTTTTCAATTTCAGCCATGATTTCTCCTTAAGTTGGACGTTGGATGCCACGGGGGTCTTGAACCACCGCCTGCACTGAGTCGTCATTAATGAGTCTCCACTCCGTACCGTGAATCTTCATGCGGGTTCCCGTGTTAGGACGTACTAACACAAAGTCTCCCACCTTACAGGACGGGCCAGAAGGGAATCGGGCTTTATCTGCAAAAGCATCGGGGCCAATCTTAGCTACAAATAACACGGGGGAAAGAAGCTCCTCGTGGTAAATCGCAGTTGCAGATTTAAGGATCCCTGTTTCGCTGAACTCTTCTTCTGCTTTGGGAAGCATACAGAGGAGGTGGTAAGTGGCCGGATCGGGCACTTGTTTAGCTTTCTCTTCGATGGAGGTGTTAAGCACTCCACTCAGATCCACCGCACTAACATCAAAGTCAGTCATCTTCATACTCTTTCGTTTTTCGCACAAGGTCAGCAATTTCATACTGCGCGGTTTGCAGACCTCGGATATTGCCGCACAGTTCTTTGTAGTGATCGTGGGATTTAGCACCACCCTCACTGACAATCTGAATCAACTGCTTGAGGTGTTCTTCAAGCTTCTTGTTTAAACTTTCAAGCAGAGGATTCATCATTCACCTTTCGGTTTGTTGTTTGCGTTAAGCATCATTTGAAGAAGTTTTTGTTTAGCTTCAAGATCTTGCTTCTGTTGGTTGTGAGCCAACGCTTGCTGGTGTTCTTCTTGCGCTCGGGTCATTTCTGACTGATGCCTCATAGCTTCCATGGCAATCTCCTGTTGCTGGCGCTGTGCGGCCATGGCAGGGTCTTCGCCTTGTTTGGTTGCCATATCCTGAGCTTTGAGTTGCAGTTCTGCTTGCTTGATAGCAAGCTCTCCCTGAACCTTCTGAGCCTTGGTTTGAGCATCTTGTTGCTTGATCTGAAGCTCTGCCTGTTGCATCTGCATGACGGGGTCTTGCATTTGTTGTTGGGCTTGTTTCTGAGCCGCTTCGTTCTTGTTGATCTGGAGCAACTGAGCCGCCGCCTGAGCAACCAACTTGGACAACTGAACTTCAATGTCCTCTGGCATTTCAATGTTGGGCTTAGGTAAGGTGACACCCAGACGTTGCTCAATCTTGGAGCGGTACTGGAACGCAATGTGTTCCGCTACGTGCGCCATGATTGCGGCCTGCATCTGTTGAGCCATGGGGTTTTGCCCCATTTGCCCCATGACCATGGGATCCTGCATCATGGATGTATGTACAGCTATGTGTGCATCATGATCCTGATAGATGAAGGCTTTGGTTGGTTTACCTGTAAGGAATGCCATGTTCTCGGAGATAGGATCTCTGGGGGTCATGTCATCGTCTATAGGAACTAACTTGTCTGCGTTCTTGATACCTAGAACCTCAATCATCTGGCGGTGCAAGATGGGCAGGTTGTAGATCTGAGGAGCACCTTGAGCCAACTGAATCACAGCTTGATACTGCATGATCCTTTGAGCCATCGTTGCGCTGTTAGGATCTGATACGGGAATGACATCCACCATGTCATAGTCAGAGCGTTTAGCCTGTGGCGTTCCTGCAACAGGTGTGTACTCATAGGACTCTGGGGTGTAGTCTCTGATGATTGACTTAAGGAGTTTAAACTCTTGTTTCATTGAGTAATGAACACGAGCCTGCACCGCAGACATTGTCTTAAGCTGGCGCTCAAGCAAAGCCAAAGTCGTACCTACAGGGGCGTTGGCAGACATATCGCTGATGTTCATATCTGCGATTGATCCAAGTCTCCGGCCTTCGTCTGTGATCTGGTTTAAGAGAGCCAAGAGAACCTGAGAGGGTTCCTTGTATGGCAGAGCCATGATGTTCTCTTTGACTGACCCACTGGGTACGTCCACATCTCGGAACTCACCGGGATTGATTGGGGTATCGTCATCCTTGATCCTTAGACCACGGGTCTTCAATCCACCGGGCAGATTAGACAGAGTACCTGCGTCTACGAGTTGACGAATGATAGATGTGCCTGCACGGGCGTAACCACCGATCAGGTGAATTAGACCCAGACCATAAGCACCAAATCCGGGTACATAGGTGTACTGGACAAAATGCTGGCGCTTTAAACGGTGCTCATCATCTTCATCCCAGTTACGTCGGACAGCAAGAATTTTTGTAGTCCCACGCTCCAAGGTAATGACGTAGGGAAGAGCAATCCCATCCTCATCCTCATAACCCGGTAAGTCGTAGTCTACGTGGATCTCATAAATCTGGTAGCGGTCATCATCCGATAGGTTGTAGCCTTGGTCTTCGGCTTTCTTCTTCTCTACGTCCGTGTAGAACTGGAGAGGATCTCCGAGGTCTTCATCCAGATAGAAACCTGAAACCTGAAGCTTGCGGATATCGTTCTTGGTCTTACGCATGATGTGCGTCACACGCTCGGAGGTCATGGCACTAGAAGCACCGTAGGGGATGATCACATCTTCAGCAGGGATAAAGATGGATGCCTGACGACCCATAGAAGGATCGTAGTAAACCTTCTTGAATGCCGCTCCGGCCAGACCTAGGGAGTACAGCATTCTTTCATGCTCAGGACGGTACTCAGGCATACCTTCCGTGAGCTTGTAGTTCATGTCGTCTTTGACACGCTCCGCCGCCTCTTCTTTAAGTTTATCAATTGCGCCAATGATCTCTGTCTTAACGGGGCCTTGAGCCGGGAATGTCTCAATAATAGTCTCACTTTGGAAACGGACAGCGGCTTCTGTAAGGACGGTCGAAAATACGCCACAGGCTCCAAGCCAAGGCTCTGTCCTTTCTTCATATTTCATCCCCAAAACATCTAGACCTTTGACGTACATATCAACCCAGTCTTTTCTGGAATTAATATCTGCGTCCACCATTTCAATCAGATCACTGGCAATCTTCTGAAGTTCCCCTGCGTCCATGTATTCTGCGAGGTTGTCGCTAAAGCCTTCTTCCTCTTCCTCGGGCATCATGTCGATCTCGATGCCGTCCATGTTTAAACGCACCCCTTCTGGGTTCTCTATTTCAATCTCGATGACTGGTGTGTCGTCAAGCTCTAGGGCGTTTAAACCCATAGGGGCTTGGCTCAATGATTGTTCAATACTCATAATGTTCCTTAGTAGTAAGCTACTTTTCTGCGGTAGTTAATAGGCTCATCTTCTTCATCTGAGTCGATGGAGATGAAGCCCCCCAGTCGAAACCGCATCAAAGCCTGACTGCTTGAGTCCACAAGGTCGTCATGATCTCCGTTAGGAAAGGAAGCGAGTTCATCCATCACTTCTTCTGCCCATCGGGTATCGGGACACCAGACCATGCCGGACTCAAACAAAGCAGAGATTGCGTTTACACGCGATATCTTATCGTTTCCTTTACCCGGCGTATACTCTGCAATAGGAATTCCCATCTTCCGCATCTCATAGATCAAAGGAGCGCCAGCCGCTCTCTTCTCAATGATCAACGTGTCTGGTTCAAACTCTTTGTATAGATCTAAAGCTCTGCGTTTGAGTTCAGGGAACTCCATACGCTCCTTCATTGCGTCCAGAAGAATGATGTTTGGCTTTAGATCACCAGTTTTATTGGGGTGTTGGAATACACCCCAAGTTGTACAGGCTGAATAGTCGGCTCGGTTGTTCTTTTCAAAGGCAGTGTCCCAAGATTGGATGATGTATTCACATGAAGGAGGGTGTTTCTCCTCCCAGATCTGCCAATGTTCCCGTTTAACAATCGCACCTTCTTCAGATGTGGGGTTTTGTTGGTACTGAGCTTCCCATTTAGAGACTGGAAGCTCTGATTTCAGGGCTTCTAAGGCTGTTTTAGACCAAAATCCGGGCCATAAAGGGTTCCCATTGGGCATAATCGCCGGAAAATCAATGATTTCCCACTGATCTACGCCATCTTTGCCTGAATTCTTAAGGATTTGGCCTGTTAAGTCCCTCTTAGACCACCGAGTCATCACAATAATAATTGCGCCACCGGGTTGTAAACGCTGACGAGGGCCAGATGTGTACCACTCATACACATTATCAAAGACTGCGGGGTTACCTTGCTTGGCTTCCTGCTCTGAATGGGGGTCGTCAATGATTAAAAGATCAGCGCCCTTACCTGTAACAGCGCCGCCAACACCGATAGCAAAGTAATCGCCACCCACATGAGTATTCCAGCGACCAGCGGCCTTTGAATCGCTCGACAGCTTAGTCTGAAATACCTTTTGATACTGTTCTGATGAAACAAGATTCCTAACCTTTCGTCCAAAGCCCGTAGCAAGTTCTGCGGTGTGTGCAGTCTGAATAATCTTCTTATGCGGGAACTTCCCCAAAAACCACGCAGGTAAAAGAAAAGAAGCAAACTCAGACTTGGTATGCCTAGGAGGCATGTTAACGATTAACCGCTTAAGTTCTCCACGGGCAACTCTCTCAAAAGCATCTGCCATCACCTTGTGATGGCTTCCAGAGATAAAGATAGGCCACATCTGGGTAACGAAGTACAGGAATGATTCTTTGGATCTCTCAACCTTGTCCATCTCCAGTAGGGCTTGGATCTTTGCCCTGTTGTCTGGAGAAGCCTTAGGAACCATCTCTAAGTACTTCTGGATCTCTGCGTGGGTTAAGAGGCTCATAGACGTACCACTTCACGTACGCTTGTATCGACCAACTTGATTGAATGAAACTTATATGGACGGACGGTCAGGTGACCGTCTTCCTTTAGTCTATGGACAATCCTGTGGACATTTGACTTAGAACTCAATCCAATTCCTTTGGCTATAACTTCATAAGACGGAGGTACACCATGCAACCTAATGTATGCACGGATGAAGTCTAAAACTAACTGTCTGCGCTTGCTCATTCATTTCCCGGGAACACATATGAGGGCACACTGCCCAGATCAGTGACTAGCCGTCCAGTTGGGTTGTCATCCACAATGTGCCTTCATATAAGTTCTAAGCTCCTTCAATCCACCTACACGGACATCATCAATAAAAACCTGAGGTACTTCCTCAGAATGGTTGTACTTAAGCCACAACCTAGCATCATTGTTCTGCGTGATGTCATATTCCAAGAACTCAAGGTTGTTAGACTTAAGCAAGCTCTCTGCGTTTAAACAGTCTTCACAACCGGGCTTCGTGTAAACAGTGATGTCCATGATGATCTCCTTAATCTAAGTTTAAACGCATATGCGAACGTTCGCAAGGGGTAATTTAAAAATATATATAGGGGTGGGGGTGGACGATTTGGAAATGAAGGGGGGGTGTTTCCTATATAGAACGTAACCGTTTGTGTGGATTCGAGCGTAATAGGCGGAGGGGTGTCGCATCGCACCAAGTGGCTCTCGGGGGGCGGTGGGGTCAGCCTAATCTGCGTTTACACGCCCCTCATGCACACCTGCATCTGGCTCTGGTGTACTGTTTAAACGGGTCATGCTCTTGGCATCTACATCTAGCACATTGACCTTGCCCTGCTCTAGTAACTTGATGTGCCCTGCAAGTTCTCGCTTCAATTGGTCTGCGGTGATCACTGCTTTGTCTGCTACATCTGTAGGTGTAAACAGGCCACAGGCCTTGCCCATCAGTTCCAGTGCTCTCAGTCTTGATGACTCTGTTTGAGCGTCCTTGCTTAGTGCAAGCAACCCCTTCAACACATACCTCTTGGACGCTGAGATGTCCTCACTCAGGTGTTCTATGGTTTCAGCCCATGCATCCTTCAGAGCATGTTTGACCCTTGGGTCATTCATCAGCTTGTTGGCTGATGCACTGATGCTTGCATCTGATCCTGTGTCATTGGCATATGCATCCCTATAGGCTTGCCTTAAGCTTTTCCCTCTGATAACTCCCTGAGTGAACATCACTTGCCTTGGACTCAGAGGTTTAGGTCTTGGTGTACCTGATCCTTTATGTACTCCATCCTTTCTTAGCTTAGGACTCTCTGCGGCATGGGCTAACTGTTCCGCTTCGCTCAGGTCTGCGAGGCCGTCATCACCCTCCCAATCCCCGTCATGTTGCAGTGCATCATCCAACTCCCGCCTGTACTCATTCACGTTGACCTTGCTCATGTTTAAACACCCCCGAATGTTAGTAACCGCAAACATAACCATCCACTCATGTATGGACACCCACTGTTCCCATTATACAGGTTATCCACAGGTTATCAACCCCTGTGGATAAGTCCCAAAGTTATCCACAGGTTATTCATTTTGGTGCAGTTAGGGTTTACCCACGTTATCCACAGCAGTCGGAAAGTTATCCACACAAAATGTGGACAAAATAGGGGTAGTTATCCACAAAATAAGGGTAAACCCTATGGCCTCTAGAATCGATTTTAAGACCCCTACAAGCGTCCGTTTTGGTTTTAAGCACCCCTACCCTACCCCAACCCGTTTTGAACGATCCTGAGCCGTTCTGAGCGTTTTTTAATACTTTTGGTCAGAGTATTACTTTGCCCTCAAAGTGAATACTTATCACTACTTAGGGTTTGTCCCTATGAAAATAATTGTGTTTGCCTGTCAACGAATACTAGTACACTAGCGTTGAACCACTTGTAAGCACTAGTGTTTACACGTTACGGGATTACCGCTTTGATCCACTGACCCGTGAGGGCAAAGAACAGTGAGTAGTGCAGATCCTCCAACCTAGTAGGTGATCGGACTTGCTAGGGCTAAGAGTTTAGCCTGTAGCCCACAGGGTTACGGGGTGCGCTTTTGCACTCTATATAGAAAGCTTCTATGCAGAAATTAATCAACGCCTACAAGGCCAACCCCACGTTGGAAAATGCCAAGCGAGTCTTTATGTATGAATGGCAACATACCTTTGCTTCCATCTTGCTCAGTCTTGATGATCAAGCACTGCTTCAGCAAATCATTGCCCGTCACAACAAGGGAGAGTAAACATGTATACCGCACAAATTGACCGCCATGGCAACATCATTGTTTGCAAGGGTGAAGTAGAACGCTCAGGCTATCAGATCTTTTGTTGGGGCACGTATAACGATTGCCTTAACCGCAAGGTCAATCCCCCCTCTGACCAACCCGCCCGTTGGCATACCCGTTCCAACGGCCAACCCCTCGACACCGAGGAATGAACTGTCAGCGTGATGCACCTTGCACGGGTGCATTGCAGTGCTAGTTCGCACTACCTTAGAAAGGACATCATGAGAGCAAAAATACTTGTGACTTGGCGGGACAACCGCAAGCATTTTGGGTTTAAGTTGCCGACTGTACGCAACGATTTTTGCGAGATCACTCGCACCATCACCCTAGAGGCTGACCCCTCGGGTGTTTATGAGGATGGCCAATGGGGCTACATCACGGCCAACGGCAACAAGGTAAGGGTGTATCACTCTGATTTTGATGTCAAGCCCGAGGATGCCACTTGGCAAATTTGGAGTTAAGTTTTGACTGTGATGCCCCCTTGCACGGGGGTATTGCAGTAGGAATTTCCCTACTGTTTTGGAGATCAACCATGACCCTTGCTTCTATCCATGCCAACCGAGAGGAATGGCTCAATGCCGCAGTCGATGAACTGCGTCCGTTCTTTTCAATGCGTGGTTACACGCTACCCGCTGAGATTCGGGTTGCCTGTGCCTACCCTACCAATGCAAAACGCTCAGGCTTCAAGGTGCTTGGCGAAACCATCCCTAATACCAATTCGGCTGATGGTCATTGGGAGATCTACATCTCCCCCATTCTCGATGCCCCCTCTAAGGTGACCGAGACTCTCATCTCTCAACTGTGCCGCACCGCCAAGGGTGCGTACGCCATCACCAATCAGGCTTACGCCAAGGTTGCCGAGGCCGTCCACATTGTGCCCAATGGCACTCCCTCTAGCCCGTTCAAAGAGGTGACGCACGGCTCTGCCTTTGACATGAACTATCAGGACATCATCGACTCACTGGGTGTCTATCCCCATGCCAAGGTTGATGTCTCCATTCACAAGAGCCAAGGCACTCGCATGTTGCTTGCCCGTTGCCCTACGTGCCAATGCAGTATTCGCATGACCGCCAAGTGGGTATACAACGCCCATGGTGATGTCGAACTGCCAACGTGCAGATGCGGTGATATGTTCGCCCTTGCCTGACCCCCGTTTAAACACATTAGAGAGAATGAAAATGACTAAATCCTTGACTACAAAAGAACGCCTATTGTCTGTGCCCATAGGCAAAATCGTTGGTGCTACTACCTCCCATGGTGCACCCTCCCACTTGAACACCAAGCTTGACCGAGTCAATTGGCTTGCTGATCAGATCGACAACGGCCATCTGACCTTTGACCAAGTGCAGAATGCCACGCCTGTGATCAACGCCCCTGTGACCATTGACACCGCCCGTGTCGATGCCTTGGAGGCCGTTGCCAATCGTGCCCATGGCTACGCCTTGCAAGGCCTTGATGCTACCCGTGCCCTAGAGGGTTCGGTCATGTCTGTGGCGGGTGACATTGCCAACGTGCGTATCACCCTTGATCAGATCGCCAAGGTTCAAGCGTCCTCGATGGTTGACGATTCAAAGGTTGCCGCTGATGTCGCCTCCGCCATTGCCAAGGCCTTCGCCCCGTTTAAACAGGCCGTCATTGATGCGGGTGCACAGGATGCAATTGCCTCTGCTACAGGTGCTACGGTGATTGACCGCAAGACCGTGCTTGATGCTTTCGGTGTTGATGTACGTGATACCAGTGGCAAGCACCTGTACGTGGACATTTGGAATGCCCCCGATACACCCCCCGTTGACCCCAATTTCGTATGGTCAGAGGGCATCTTGCAGTACTTGTTGTTGGCTCAGGACAAGGGTGAGAACCTGTGGTTTGGAGGCGAAAAGGGTACAGGCAAGAGCGAGACGGCCAAGCAGTTTGCCGCCCGTACAGGCCGTTCATTCACCCGTATCAACTTTCACAAGTACACCACAACCGAGGACTACATTGGCTCGGTTGGCCTTGAGGGCGGTGCTACAGTGTTTAAACGTGGTGCGTTCCTGACCGCCTTTACCGCCCCGTCAACTGTGATCTTGCTCGATGAGATCAGCAACTGTGATGCGGGTGAACTCGCCCCCCTCAACGGCCTGTTGGAAGTGAACAGTGCAGTCAACATCGGAGGCCAACCTCAGCGCAGAGCGCAAGGTGTCCTAGTGTTTGCCGCTGACAATACCCTGACCAACGGTGACTCCACAGGCCGTTATACGGGTACTAGACAGATGAATTCCTCATTGGCAGACAGGTTTTCCCATGTCGTCCAGTTTGAATTCCTGTCCCGTGACCAAGAGGTTGAAGCCCTTGTGCGTCATACAGGTTGCCATCAGGCCTTGGCTACGCACGTAGTCAGGGCAATCAATGCCGCTAGGGCAAAGGTTGAAACTGGTGACATCATCGATGCCCCATCGATCCGCTCTGCGCTTGCATTCATTCGAGGCCTGTCTGTCCTCAGTGTTGACCAAGCTTGGCACTCTGCCATTACCGCTCGGCAACCCGCTGAGTCCCGTGCCGCCCTTGATGCAATCAAGGCCGCTTACATCAACAAAACCGATATCGCCTCTTGGCTCTGAAAGGATCATCATGATCAAAGCAAAATACTTCGGATGGGAATTCAAACCCGCCCTCACTGCGGCCATCCACAAGATCGCCTCTGACCTCGGCCTCGGCACTGTCAAGGTGACCTTCCGTGCTGACATCCCCACTGCGGCCATCAACCGCCAAGGTCAGATCTACATCACCAACATTGCCGATGATGCAGTGCTGACCCATGCAGATCTAGAGCGGTTCACAGGCTTCGCCCTGCATGAGTTGCTCCACTGGAAGTACACAAACTTCAATGCCATCGACACCGCTCAGGTCAGCTACTTGCTCCAACTGCACAATGCCCTTGAAGATGCGTTCATTGAGAACACCGCCATTGAGAATGAATTGACAGGCAATGTCGAACACTTGCTCACTGTGCTGATCGATGGCATGGCGACTGAGGCACTCGCTGAGGTGACCGATTGGTCTGACCCCCGTCAGTACCCTTTCGTTCTCGCAGTGTATGCACGTAAGCATGGCATGGTGATCATCCCCTTGGCTAAGGGTTTGAAGCCCATCTTTGATGCGGCTTGTGTACGTTTAAACAGATGCCAATCAACCCGTGACACATGGGACTTGGCCGTGTGGTTGTTTGCTCAGTTGTGCAATGAGTTGCCCGTACAACCTCCCGTACAACCTGAGCCTCCCGTTCAGCCCCCCACTAATCCGACTGATGAGCCTAGTGATCAGCCCGACAACGGCAACCCCTCAGATGATGAGGGCGGTGATCAGGATGGCGATACCCCTACAAAGGGCGGAAAGCCCCCTACAAGCCCCGCAGATGAGGGGGATGGGGGTGAGGACGTAGGTGATGCCAAGTCGCCTGTAAAGGACGTTAAAGAGAAGCCCAATGGTGCAAAGCACAAGACCATTGTCAAGCCCCGCTCAACCGAGCCAACCGCTGATGTCGGTGAGTCCTCTAAGTCAGGCGGCTCAACTGGTGAGTGGTCAATCAAAGAGAACGGCTATCACTTAGGTAACCGCAAGTGGACAGTCACTGTTTAAGGAACAATATGATCCCCGCAAAACTTCGCTTTGAGATCCGCAAGATGTTTGAAAACTCAGGCACTGAGGAATTCAACATCAACCGCAAACAGGGTTCACTCAACGTGAACGCCTTAGCCAACATCGGCCATACTGACCGCCTGTTTAAACGTAGGGCTGAGGTTGCAGGTACTGACTCAGCGGTGACTGTGGTCATCGACTGCTCAGGCTCTATGGATGGTGAGCGTATGCAGAATGCAGTCAACGTCTGCTACGCCTTGCTGACCACGCTCTCACAGGCGGGTGTCGCTACCTCTGTGGTGACGTTCTCAGGTATCGTGTCTGTCCTTAAACCATGGAATATGCCCTACCAAAAGACCAAGCCACTGCTTGAACATCTTGATGCCTCGGGCGGCACAAACGACTATGCCGCAGTGAACTTCGCCCACGGCCTGTTACACCGCAGATCTGAGGCACGTAAGGTCTGCTTCGTTCTGACCGATGGCGAGGGTAGCCCTAAGGCAACCCATGACCAGTGCCTGTCAGGTTCACGCCTTGGCATCACGACCATCGGCATCGGCATCCAAGAGAACGTGTCCCATGTCTACCCCAATGCAGTACGGGTTGACAAGCTTGAGGACATGGGCACTGTTGCATTCACCAAGCTGAAGCTTGCCGCCTGAGGGGGGTTACCCCTCACCCTTAAAAAGAAACCAGTTGATTGGAGAGAACAAATGAAAATTGAATTTATTAGCGGCTCTGAAATGCAGAGTGAAATTATTGAAACCATGCAGACCTTAATGTGGTTGGCGACTAAGGAAATATCTATGCCGCCAAAACAAATTGAGGAACTGAGAGTCAAAGCAGATGCTTTGATTGAGAAGTTTCAAAGTGACTTTGCCGTCTATTAACACGTTTAAACAGGAGAGAACCATGGTAATTATGCCCAACGATCCCCGTGCCATCCGTGGCAATTTCAACCGCCCACGCACCAATAAATTGGTCAACGTGGTGACCAAGCAAGTGGACACATGGGGCGAACCCTGTGATCACTATGAGGCGGGTTGCCCCGTCTGTGAGGCTTGGAAACTATTTGACAAGAACTTTGCCGCCCCGTCAGTCGATGAGGTTATGGCAGTAATTAAAACACTACGTTTAAACACAGGAGAAACCAAATGAAACAAATGAACCAAATGATTTTGAACATCGGCTTTGATGCGGGAGAAAACTGGCAAGAGGCCTTGGCCGATGCCTTGCTTGGCATTCAAGCAGTTGTGCGTGAGAGTGAAAAGTTGCGTATTGCTGACACCCTTGACGGCAACAACTTCACCGCCTCATACACCCTATTCGGAGAACTCAAATGAACGAAAAGATCTACGCATACCTGACCAAGTTACGTGCCAGTGGCCGCATCAACATGATGCACTCAGGCAAGTACTTGGAGCGGGAGTTTGGCCTGACCCGTGCTGAGGCAAAGACCGCAGTACTTCACTGGATGACTACGTTTAAACGGGAGAAAACAAATGCTTGAGATTATCAAAACCAATGACGGGTACATGGTGCAAAAGGATGGTGAGGATTACATCTGTGATGCCAATGGTGACAACCTGTGGGACACCTATGAGGCGGCTGAGGCGGTGTTCTACGGCCATGCGTATACGCCATCCAATCAGATCATTAGAGATGCAGTGGGCAAGGCACTTAACAAGCCCAAGACCTTCAAGGTATGGGCACGTAGTGTCTCGCACGTATACGCCCTAATTGAGGCGGCAAGTTATGAGGAGGCATGGGAAAAGGCCAAGGACATGGACGGGTCAGATTTCATCGACTCAGGCCATGGTGATTGGGACTTAGTAAGCACCGAGGAGGTGACCAATGAATGACCAAGAACGAATTGTCTACCTCACTGCGGCACTTAAGAACCTGACCCTGTCTGCTGATCGATACATCGATGATGGTACGTGGGTTGAGCATCTCGCACTGGACGTAGAGTTTGCAAAGGGTGTTCTTAAGGCAACACGTTTAAACACAGTAGACCAAGGCATCAGGGATGCCGTAGGCAAATTAATTACAGGAGAGAAACAATGAAAAAATTTAAAGTCCCATATGTTCGCATTGAACACCAAGTTACTTTTTTTGAAATAGAAGCAGAAGATGAGGAATCCGCTGAAGAAAAAGCGAGAGAACTTTACAGTGGTAGTGATCAAGAATTTAATTATGAAGTAGTTCATGCGGAAGAATTTATTCAAGACATTGAGGAAATCAAATGAACCACACACTATGGCAAAAACTTGAGCGGGTCTTACTGCTCATCGGCCTGATCGTTTTAATGCTTGACTTGTTTTACTGGAGGCCATAATGTTTAAACATACAACATCTCACCCTTGGACTTTGGGCGGTTCGGGTCTTACTGTGTGGGGCTACGAGCAACAATATGGTAGACCTTTGGTTGTGAACTGTGACGCAAAGAATGAGCGTATATCCATGCCAACCGCAACAAAACGTGCCAACGCCCGTTTGATTAGCATAGCCCCGCAGATGTATGAGATCATTGAGCGACTAGGCACTGATGAGGCCAAGGCCTTGGTGCGTTACATGGAAAGGGATGATCATGAGGGTAACTAACCTGACCGAGGAGGAAATCGAAAAACTCAGCACGGCCTATCAATCCCTTATCCGATGGATACATGACAACGCCATTGACGGGGAAAGCACCATGAGTATGTTGTTCAAAGCGGCTATGACCATTGCCGTGTCCAACAACGTGCCTAGGGATGAGGTTATATCCGTGGCGGGGACGATCTATGACATGGAGAAGTTCTACCATCCAACTGCTGAGGATATCCACTGATGGGGGTCAAGGCCATCACTCAATCAGATCCTACGTTCCTTAAGACAGTCTACAAGCATGACTCACTGGTTGACCTAGTCAACCATGAGCGGTTCGTTGACATTGGGGAAAGGTACATTGTCTACAACCACAAAATGTGGCGTGTCTACAAGATGGGAAAGGATAGAAACCCACGCCTATGTGGATACTTTACGAACCTACACCTCGCAGTCGCCAACGCAAATTAAAAGGAAAGAAAAGGGAAGCTTCGGCTTCCTTTTTTTTGGTCTGCTGTGGTGCGTTTAAACGTACCCCAGGTTTGCCTGAAGCCCGCTGTGGCGTTTAAACATTGCCCGCTGTACGGCGTAAACGTTTAAACAGGTATGCTGGATATAAACTTTTTTATGCTGGGTAAATTTCTTTACCTTGTTTAAACAACATCCACAAAGATCGGTGTCCGTTCACCTACATACGCACCCATGACATTGAACTCCACATACTCCATGACTTCCATGATGTCATCATTGCCTATCAACTTGGCTACGGCCTCGCATACCTTGTTGTAGTCGTATGCAATGACATCCTCCTGTCCGATCCTGTGAGCCACCCCGATGATGGCCTCATCGTATTCGGGTTCGCTGAGGAATAAAAACTCTCTATCGCCATAGTCCTCTGAGATTTCCTCCCGCTTGTTTAAACGTGGGGGTAGCTCGTGTTGTGAGCTAGGTGTTGAGCTTAAGTCGTTTAAACGGCCCGAGCTTTCAAGCTCGTCCGATGAGCTACCTGTTGGGTTGTTTAAATCAGAATGCATCTAGGTTCTCCGAGTAAGTGCCTGAGGTTTTGTTATACAACATTGATGTTTCACCTTGTGTGCCGACCCATCTGTATCGGCACTTCCATACTGCGATCTCTACGTGGTGATCCCTCCTGTGGACTGTCACCCCACAATCGGTCTTTGCCCACCAAGCCATCGACCCTGCTATCGACATCCCATCGGGGCGGGGTTGCTCCGTGCCTTGACGGGTGATCTTAGACGGGTGAGCAACGAACCATGTATGGACATCATGGGACTTGCAGAACTTCTGTACCCTCGTCAGCATATCGCTGATGGCATTTGTCTCTGTGCCGTCACCCCTTGGCAGTTCAATGTAGTTGTAAGGGTCAATGACCAACCCCCGTACACCCATCCTCTTGACCGCTACCCGTGCCCGTTCAAGTATTGAATCCAGTGTGCTTGGTTCTTCGCCATTGGTGTCGATGAACAGGAAATGATCCTTAACGAATTTAAACGCATTGTCCCGCTCCTGCTCGGTCATCCTGTCCCGACCCTCAAAGAATCTGCGCTTGGTATAGATCTCCATCAACCTACTGATGTGAACCTCAGGTTGATTCTCAAACGAACAGACGGCAAACTTCCAATCATGGGCACGGGCTAGGTTGACCATGATCTGATCCACAAAGTTGGACTTACCTGAGGACGGGTAGCCTGTGACCACAGTCAACTGACTCGGTGCTACTGTATAGATCTCATCGACCGACTGATATCCTGTTGAGAATCCCTTCCCTGTTCCCTTCGAGTAAAGATCGTTTAAACGGTCAAAGAACACCCCAGCATCGCTGATTCCCGAGATCGGGTACGCCACTGCGGCATCGACCACCGCCTGTACCGCCCCTGTCCGTGACGGGTCATCGAGGTGAACCTCGTTTAAATCCTTCTTGGCAAACTTAGCCAGCCTGCATTTCTCTTTACCAATCCTTCGGGCTAACTCTTCGGCTAAGGCTTGCCCCGCAGTGTCCTGATCTGTGGCTAGGACTACGTAAGGAGCGGCATCGAATACCTCACGGGCATTCCATACATACGCAAATCTTTTGTCTTCTGACGGCAACACCTTCCCGTCTGCCACCTTGATGGGTGCTCCACTTGGAACGCTGACCACGTTGGTGATGCCTAACTCCATGAGGGTTAGGCAATCTATCTCACCTTCTACGATGATGATAGGTTCTCCCTTGACGACCTGATCGATGCCAAAGAAATCATGTGCACCGCCTGAGTCTTGGGTAAAGTCTTTCTCAGGGAATGATCGGTACTTGGCGGCAACCAGTGCACCATTGCGGAAGTAAGGAAAGCCTATGGCATCTGCGTTTCTGCCTAGCTTGCCAAAGAACTTCTCTGCGGCAAACAGTTTCATTTTGTCTGCGGTCTGAGAGGAGATCCCTCGTTGCTCAAGCCATGCGTAATGCGTAGCTTGTAGCTTGTTTGATATGACTATGGGGTTGGGTACGGCTGACAATTTTCTCTCCTGTTGTGGTTGGACTGAGCCGCTCGTCTGACAGTGATGACAGTGAAAGACCACTGCCCCGTCATCTTTACGGGTCAGGGTCATATCTTTCTGATTGGATTTTCTACGCTCGGTAGAACAATACGGGCAAGCTACCCGTGTAGAGTCATGGAAATGGAACTGATCTACAAACTCAGCATTCATTTCATTGCGCCAGAGGACGTTCGTTTAAACGATCTATTCTTCCCCGGGGACTCTAATCGCACACCATCTGCGTTTGATCCACCTTTAGACAATGCCTTGACATGGGCAACGTCCTTACCTTGACGGGTCACACCCTTGGCATCAAGCTTACGCCTAGCCTTCTGACGTTCCATGCGGTTCTCATGTTCGCCTCGTTCTTTTTGGGTTTGGTATTCTTGCTTATAGTTTCGTGTCATCTTGTTCCCCTAGGATGTAGACGCTTTGATTGCGTCCGGATAGTTTGGATCTGCGCTCTCCGATCTTAACAATCTGCCCCGATCTTCTCAATGGGGCAAACCTAGGTTGGATGCTATGAACCCTTCGGTGTGGGAGTAGGGCAACAACCTCATCGTAGATTGCCCCGTCCGGATGTTTGGATATAGCCCACATAACTTCTTGCTCAACCTTGCCGATGTTTAAATACACTGCGGCGGCGTGACTTGTTGATGGATCCGTGCTACGTGATTTGGGATCATGAGGCTCGGGGAATAGGCTGAACTGATCGTTCATATCGCCCTCCATTCCCGCTCGGGTCTTTTGGAATCTGACTTGACTGTGAAGCCAGTTAGTTCTACAAGGTTCATCCTTTGAAGCAAGGGCAATGCCCTTGAACATTGGTTGACATCCAAGCCTGTTCTTCTGCCTATGCCATCCTTGCCCAGTGGGCCGTTTAGCTTGAGACAGTTATAAATAATTGCATGATGCCCTGTTAGTTCGGGCGTTTCTTTATTGATCATTCTCTTACTCCTTTTGTTTTAAAGTTCTAGTTCAATTTGCTCCGGAGGTGTGTAGCTTTCAATAGGTATTCCTTTGTCTAGTTGGTTAATAATATCTTCCTGTGTGGCGACTCGTATTGTCATAATCCCTAATGACACATGCGCTATCGCTTGTCTGCGGTTGGATGCACGGATCAGTCTGACCTGATCACCTACGCCTATCGTGTAAACACGTTGCTTCATGTGTTGCGCTCCCTGAGTTTTTGTTCTGCCCATTCCACCGCCATTTCCCATACTTGGGCTTCTGCGGTGTTAAATAACAAACCATTCTCAAGCACACGCTTGCCGTCTCGTTCTTCGGCAGTCAGGCCAACCCATGCGCGTTGTGTATACAAAGGCAACACCTGACCAAGCGGTGTAAACAAAGAGCAGTCTTGATCTGTACTGACCATGCCGTTGGTTGGGTCGTACCATGCTATTGGTTTATCCATTGTTCTTCTCCTTGAGTTTGGCTTCAATGGCGGCGGCAAATTCAAAACGATTTGCGTAGGGCATTGTGTTGCTCAGTGCAAATACTTCATCCTCTGTCAGGCCAACCCAACGGCTATTGTCCGGTGCTTTGTACTCACTGAAATGCTTTGAAAATTCTGCAAACATTTCTTTTGTCATTGGATTGCTCATGCTTTGCCCCTGTTTAAATACCAATGCCATCTGCGTTGTTTTGCAATGATTCGGAGCGTATGCCGGACATATTGCTCAATCGTAATCTCTGCCTTTTCTAGATACCGGATTTCCGTCTGCGTCAGGATGATCCGACCGACCTTGTTCTGCCCCCTGACTTTCCTTACATACATGTTCTCTCCCTCATAAGCGCCCCTTGTCGGGGCTTTTGATTATTTTCACCCAAAGACCCCCCTACCCCACGCATGGAGTACGGAGGAGTTTGGTTTCACCGCCTAACGGCATCTGCATGTCAGCGTTAGCTGAACCCCTATGCTTGCAGACTCGACCAGCACCGTGGATTGTTCGGGAACTGCCCCCTAGCCTTACGGCATACCACGTAACCCTTTGCTTCCACGCAGGCAGATATCTACCCCTTAGTAACGTCTGGAGTACGGTTGTGTATTGCGGGGGGAGGAGGAACTAGGACTGCTCACATGTAGCAGTGTTTTCAAAACATTTACCGTCACAGTGGCGCTAACCCACTGCACAATCCTAGTCCCAAAAACAAAAAGCCACTTACAACTGCCCCGTTGCGGTTCCCCAAACGGGGCGAGGCATGTGTAAATGGCTTCCTAGTGTTGACCGCAACGACAACAATTGCACTGTATCACAACTTATTGGTAGGTTGTCAAGTGTTTAAGTACTTATTGCCGAAAATATTTTAGGTACGTCTCGGCGGGTTTTGTTTAAACAGTTACGCCGGGTTGGCCAGCAAACCCCGGGAGAATGGTTTAAACTACATGCTGACAGACTACTTTGCAGTTGCCTGTCTCATTCTCTCTCCTGTTGGAGTTAGCCCTTCTGAGTACGCTTGGAGGGGCTTTTTTTTGGGTGCACCTCAGGCATCTTTTCAATGATCATCTCTGTACGGGGCGACTCAGGATCTAGATGCCAGTAGGTATGCCTCTCTTTAACCTGACGGTCGTTTACATAAACCAATCCTTGAAGCAAGTCTAAAATCAAGCTCTCATCTAAGTCGGGTCGTCGTGATGCGTAGTAGATATGCATGGTGATCCTTAGATCACCCGTCATCAACACGGCTAATGGTTTGCACTGTTGCCTAAATACATCAGAGTAGCTTAATGCTTTAGCAGACTTAATGAGCCTAGACATACCACCGTAGTGTACAACTCTACGAGAATTTGCTTTAGAAGCTGGCTCACCAAAAATAATTTGTGATAGCACTTGCAATTCTGTGATAACATCACTATCATTGATATTCGTACTCATAACAACCTTAGGACAAGAGATGAAGATAACCAACAAGCAGAACCTACCCGCACCGTTAGTAGCTTTGCTCTCTAGGAACTACTACAGTAAGGGTGCATCACAGTATAGCGTAACTGAATTAATGTCACCACCAAAGATTAGAAGGTTACGAGAACAGTACGATGCAGACATGGAGATTGATGTTACCAAGATGATTGCTTCTCAGCTAGGCACATTCATGCACGGCAAGCTTGAGGCTAAGGAAGTTGAGGGCTACACCAACGAGGAGCGCATCTTTACTGAGATTGATGGCGTGGTGATCAGCGGTGCGATTGACCTACAGAAGCACGTAGATGGCGGAGTTGTAATCATCGATTACAAGTTTGTTAAGGCGTGGTCAGTCAAGCAAGGCAAGGATGACTGGATGACGCAGTTGAACATTTACAAATGGCTTGTGGAGACTGTCAAGGGTACGCCTGTGGTAGGCCTACAGATCTGTGCCATCGTCAAGGATTACTCCCCGCACGACACCTCAGAGGGCTATCCACAAGCCGAGGCAATCATGATTGACATCCCAATGTGGGACTCAGTCCAAACCGAGACGTATGTCAGGGAGCGTTTAAACATGCACCGCAATGCCAAGGTGCACCATGAGTTTGGTGAGGACTTACAACCCTGTACCGATGAAGAACGGTGGATGAGCGAAACCACCTACGCAGTGAAGAGAGAGGGTCGCAAGACTGCGATCCGTGTATTTAAAACTATAGATGAAGCCACAGAGTTGGCAGAAAAGGAAAAAGGCTATGTCGAAACGAGATCAGGCGAACCCAAGCGATGCACCGGAGACTTCTGCGGGGTCAGCAAGTGGTGCAGTCAATACCAAGGAGAACTCAATGTCCCCGCATGATTTATTAAAGATCAACGTCAATGATCACACCGAGAAGAAGAACGGCTTAACGTACCTGTCGTGGGCGTGGGCGTGGGCTGAGGCTTTGAAGGCCGATAAGAATGCAACCTTTGATGTGCAGACCTTTGAGGGTAAACCCTATATGGATGTCAATGGCACAGGATTGGTATGGGTCACAGTCACCCTGTTCGGTCAGCCCCGCACCTGTATGTTGCCCGTCATGGACTACAAGAACAAACCCATCCTTAACCCCGATGCGTTTGCCGTTAACACGGCCATCATGCGATGCATGACCAAAGCCCTTGCGCTTCATGGTTTGGGCATTTATATCTATGCGGGTCAGGACTTGCCGGAAGATGATGGGAAAACGGCTCCTACGCCACAGGCAACGGCTCCAATGGGCGAACTAACCCGCAAGGAAGATGGCCCTAAGTACGAAAAGATTGTGGCTAAGGTTGCGCCTAAGAACCCACCCCCAGTTTTAAAGACTATTCAGCCCACCGAGTGGGATCCATCGGACGAGAGCCGCAAGTTCTTTGCCGAATCAATGATTGAGTGGACATCCCACTGTGACTCAGTAGCAGGTTTAAACAGCTACTGGAAGAGCAATGAGCTTCAGCTTGACTCGCTGAAGGTTACGCACCCTCCCCTGTACGAGGAGGTTTTATCCCGCTTCAAGACATTGAAGCTTCAACTAACTGAGGAAACAAAATGACATACCAAAAGAAAGCATATAGCAAGCCCTTTGAGGAGCGACCTGACTCCGGTAATCTTCATGCCAGTCAGATTAAGAAGACGGCTGAATCCCCCGATTACTGGGGAACGATTGCCATCAATCTTAAAGACTTGACCAACATCAAGACTGAGAACGGTTTGACCGTGATTAAGTTATCCGGATGGAAACGTGTCAGCGAAACCAACGGCAAGACTTACTTGTCATTGGCAGTCAACCGTTGGGTTCCTGAGGAACAGGCCGGAACCCGTCAAGAGAACCAAGCGCAGAGTCACCCTGACGACTCAGACGTACCCTTTTAAACCCCAAGGAGAGAGAAATGTTATCTAAAAAAATTCGTGAGTACAAATTAGCCAACCCTAACGCCAAACCTAAAGAGATTGCCGAGGCAGTGGGATGCAAAGTTCCTTATGTGTATCAAGCACTGAAGTTTAAATCTGCAAAAGATCCAAAGGTTAAGCCGGAACCCAAGCCAACCGATGGTCAGCAGATACTGCGTAAAGAGATTACCCGTTTAAACGAGGAGATTACGAAGTACAAGAACCTGACCAAGTTCCAAGAAGACAGGATTGCTTTCTTGGCAAGCAAGGTAAAGGACTTGAGATTGCACCACGAAGGCCTTGAGTACGTCATCTCTTACCTTGAGTCACGCCTTGGAATTGCGAGCAAAGATGATGGCGCTACAGTTTGAAGCCCGTAAGGTTGCGTTAAAGCAAGACCGTACAGGTTTTGTTTTAACCATCGCTATCCACCCTGACGAAGTTCCCGAGGAGTTAATGCGGGACTTTGTTGGGGCTAGATATGGTTGTGCCTTTGTCCGGATACAGGACGATGAATCAGCAACACCATACAGTAACCGAGTAGCTAAAGCGGGGATGCTTTGCCGCAACCCTGACTTCCAAGAGTTTTTGCTGTGCGACAACGAAACAGATACCGCGCACATGTTGTGTAAACGGTGCGGGGTTGAGTCACGCACAGAGCTTAATGGAAACGCAGATGCTAAATATAAGTTTGACTTGCTACTCCATGAGTTTGAGTCCATAAGGAAAAACAATGACCCCTTCTAAAAAACTAAAACCGTTTATGACTTACATAGACGATGCAGACTACGTAAAACTACGTAAGTTTGCTAAGACTAAGAAACTAACCATGGCTCAGGTTCTGCGGGAGGGATTGTCTATGCGGGTAGCGGTAGATAACCCCTACCTACAAGGTTTTAATGAGGGGCTAGATGCTTCCATCAAGATCATTAGCGGTCACCATGCGGCACAGATGAGGTTCCCGTCAGGGCAGTCATTTGCAGACCTGATGACGGACGAGATCATGAAGCAAAGACTCAGGAGCGAAGATGAAAATCTTAAAAGGTGACAAGAACCAATGCCAAGGTTGCAAGGAATACTTCAATAGCAACGGAGCATTTGAGAAGCACCGTACAGGTGTGTATGGTGTAAACAGAAGATGCAGAACCCCGGAAGAAATGCTGGCTCTGGGGTTCAGTGTAAACGCTAAAGGCTTTTGGATAACCAGCAAACGTCCGGAGCATTTAAACCTAAGGGAGATCGAAGATGCTAACAACTGAACAACTGCGTCGCAAGGCAAGACAGATCTACAACAATGAATTGGCTCCTGAGCATATCAATCGCCACAACCAACGTAAGTGGGTTCGTGCAGTCCTAAGACTTGGCGATCATTGGTTGATTGCTAAACCACTAAGGAGACTTGATGCAATCGAAAGTAATACTTGAGTTTACATACCCTGATGATGAGGACAGTTTACTGTTCGCCATCAAGGGGCCGGAGATGTACAGGGCACTGACAAACATAAAGATGGCAGTAACCGGCGGCTTTAGCACCAAGGCTGATTTAAACGCAGTGCTGGAACGAGTACGAGATTTAACTGACCAAATATTTGAGGAGTTAGGAGAATGACAAACGAAGAACTGTTAGATACGTTTGCCCTTGAAGCTATGAAGGCATCAATTTTGCGTGGAAGTATAGCTAATGCATTTGCATTGTCTGTAGAGTGTTACAACCTTGCGGAGCAAATGCTTATCCGAAGAAAATTAATTCTTGAAGGCAAAAAAGATTCAATATTGTTTAGGCCAATTGATGATTTTGAATTTACGGTTAGATCAATTAATTGTTTAAAAGCAGAGGGAATTTTTACAATTGATCAATTACTGCAACATTCCTCCAGCGATTTATTAAAAATGCCAAACTTAGGGCTTAAAAGTCAAAAGGAAATAATTGACGTATTAGCAATGCATGGCTTAGAACTGAGGAAGCTAATATGACAAACGAAGAGAGAGAGATGGACTTAACACTTGCAGACCTACAGGATGAAAACCGTAGGTTGAAGAGAGTTGAGCAAGCGGCACAGGCCGTTGTCAAATCATTCAGTAATAGTATTGATTACCACACTTGGGATGAAGCCCTTGACAAGCTAGAGGCGGTGCTCAAGGAGAAGAACACATGACAAGCAGAACACATACACCCAAAGATGTAAAAAAGATTGAATCTAACTATGCTTTAAACGTATGGGAGAAGGCGCTGGGGTGGCGCAAGCGGCAGATGATCATGAAGCAACTTGATCCTATATCTAACAAGATACGGAACGACACTTTAGAAGAGGTGGCTAAGGAGTTTGAAGCCATGAAGAACGGTGGAGATACAACTGCAAGCTTTGCAGTCTATGTGCGGAGCCTTAAGAAATGAATGGGTTTGTTAAAAGACAACTAAGTCTAAATAACATACAACCCCAGATGCATCAGTTTAAACAATGCGGTAAATGCCAGCAGGACAAGCCCCCGGAAGGAGGCATCCAGATGAGTTTAAACAAATGGTACTGCGCCGGGTGCTGGGCAAATAGAATTACACGCAAGCCAAAGAATTTCTAGCCAAGTGTGTTTTCCTTGTTACTCGTACTAGCCTTGTAGATGCGACTGTAGAGTAGCGGGATGAGAAGGACTTGGCTATGCGATGATTTTGACCTTCTTATTCCAAAAATAAACTATGACGGGGGGCATAGACGAATCTACTAACCCCCCACTTTATTAAAGGAAAAAAATGCCCAGACCAAAACCTCCTATGCCGCTAAAGGGTAGGCAAGTAAGAATGTCAGACGTAGAGTGGTTGATGTTTTTAGAACTTGGCGGGGCTGATTGGTTAAGGAAATTTGTTAAACAAAAAGCCAAGCTTCCGTTACAACATTACAAGGATCAAAATGAACGAATGCAAAAAGGAATATTGTGACTTCATAGGCAGTAAGGCCTTTGAAGATGACAACGGGTGGAGTTACGAGGTTTGGCAGGCGGCCCAGCAGGCCGCGTTTAAACGACTGTCTACAAGGTTTGCAGGTTATGGAGACATTGATTACACGGGTCATGAGATAGCCCGATATGTAAACTTCTTGGCAAAGCAAGATGTACCGGAGTAGGAAGCTACTGGACATCGTCCGAGAATCACCCTGTCAGATATGCGGGGCGCAGGACGGGACGATAGTGGCCGCTCACTCCAACCAACAACGGGACGGAAAGGGAATGGGCATCAAAGCCCATGACTACAGAATTGCCGCCTTGTGCTACACCTGCCACGCGGATATAGACCAAGGTCAGCGTTTAAACAAGGATGAGAGAAAGGCTGTCTGGGATGAAGCCCATCGCAAAACCATTGGTTGGCTCTTTGACAGGGGTCATCTTATTGTGACAGACCTTTCTTAATCTCTTGGATATTGCTAGTCATAGAGATCAGTGCTTCGTTGATGGTTGACAGTTGTTCCCGCTTCTCATCAGGATCCATCTCCGAGGCACGGATCTTCCTAGCGTTTTCAAGCAATGGCTTCATCTTGGCATCCATATCTGTGATGAACCCACGAGCACCTAAAAGGCTTGCATTTTCTAAACCAAATAGGCGGTGTTTGCCTTCTATGAAGTTAGCAAGTTCTTCACCCTGACCACCCGCCTCAAGGGCGTTGACTGTTCGCACAGTCTCATCAACCGCCTTCTTCAGTTCAAAGTAAGCAGAGACAGATCCCTTGGCTTCAGAGTCAATCATGAACCGTTTGAGGATTGGATACTGCTCAATCCTTAAAGATGGCTTTTGCTTATCGCTCATGGCATCAAAGATTGCATCTATGGTGTTGACCATGTACATACCCATGGTTCCTGTGTACCCCTGAATAATGTGGTCAATCTTGATTGGCGATACGTTTAAAGCCTTACCAACTGTTTCTGCGATCTGCGTTGTATTGGGGCCAACTTGCAAACCGGGCCGAATTCCTTCTAAACCCTGACTGACGATGGGTCGCATCGTAAAGTAAGAGTAGTTAGTGGTTGCTTCCACCAAAGGCAAGACAGTCTGCGGGATGTAGTTAACACCAAAGGTACTACGCAGTGCACGTTCCATAGAGTTGGCTAAGTCTTCACCAGTGTCGTTGCCAAAGGCAAACGCAAGGATACGCTCAGGAATCACTTTAAACAGGACACCCACCTCAAACGGGATAGGTATACGAGCGTTGATCATTGGGAGGATCCAGTTGTTATCCCTGACCTCTTGCTCCTGTTTCTTGTACTCATCATCGTCCTTCATCATGAACCAATACATGGAACTTAATGCCATCATGGTTGCACCACGGATGAGGAAGTTCTTCTGAACCCGTCTTTGATGATCTGTCTTGCTTACACCCGCTGGCCTTGGAGCCATACCAGCGCGGTACAGAACATCTAAACCTTGGATACGTGCGTTTAAAAACGGTATAGCGGCAGTGACGATGCGGATGATTGGAGAACTACCTTTACGGTTAAAGTTCATGACCTCAGCGGCTTGACGGATAGCCTCGGCTTCATTACCTGTACGTTTCATTACATCCTTGTAAACGGCAATACGGGTAGCGGCATCAGATGCTTCTGTGCCTTTCTCAAGGAATCCCCATAGACTTGTGATGGGTCGCAAGGCTCTTTCGCTTTCAGTCTGAGTCTTGGACTTCTTACGAAGATCCTTAGCTAACTCACCGCCACTGGAAACTACGTCCCTAGAGAACTCATAACCACCGATAACACCTGCGTTTACCAACTTCACAAACTCAGGAGAGCGGTTAGCCATTACGCTACCAAAGTTGCGGATAGTATCAATTACAGGAGTCATGTTTGCACCGCTAGTCGCATACGCAGACAAGGAGTCACGCATCATGTTGGCAAGCATAAAGCCGGGATCTTTGGTCACCAAGTTACGGAGCAAGTTGGCAGGGCCAGCCAAGATGCCAAGGAAAGGCATCTCTGGTAGGTTTAAACTCTGCATTGCATCAAACAGCAGGCGGTCAGACACAGCGTAGGAGACGGGGATACCGTTACGCAAAATGGTGACTGTGTTAGGAGCACTGGAGATTTGAGGCAACTGAGACGCAGTGCCCAAGAACAAGGCTTGGTCAATCGCTCTGGTAGCCGCAATGTTCTTCATGCCTGACTGAACAGAAGCCTGTGTGTTTCTTACAACAGTCTCAAGGAAGTCAGCAAGGGGAGCCTCTCCACCCTTGATCTTCTTAGGAGCCTTGACGTTAGCCAAGCTTTGGAAGATATTCGGGCCGAAAGTTTCTTCACCCTCTAGCTGACGGTAGAAAGGAATGTAGTCGGCGTACTTCTTAAAGATCTTGCCCTTCTCAGGGGTAAGTACACCAGTCTTGACCATGTAATCCACATGGCCGTTGTTGTAGTTAATCCAGTCAGCATGGACTTGTTTAAACTCAGGATAGAGAAGCTCTAAGTCCTTGGCAAACTGGATGTCCTTCTTGTCAAACAACTTCTCTTTGCCTTCAGCGTCTAAACGAGTACCCCGTTTAACACCTGAGTAGAACTGGAATGCCCGATAGATGTATGGGTCGCCACGTACAGCCAGCGGCATCAGCAACTCAGTCAAGCCTTTGACAGTACCGTTTAAATCACTGACTGTTGTGTAGCCCTTTTCGTAGACTGGCACACCACCTTTGGAATCTCCATAACCCATGACTGCGGCGGCAATACCTGCGGATGTGTCTGATTGAAGAGCGGCGGCTTCTGCGCTTGCGTCTGCAAGTAGTTCAATGCCACCCATCGCCTGAGCTATCTTCTTATCGTTGACGCTCATCTGGTTGTAACGATTAACTGCACTGGCACGGAACCTAGAGAATGACTCAGGAGAAATGGCGCTCATCATGCGCTCAACAAAGCCTTCTTCTTCACGGACAGTGGTTGTGCCCAAGATACTATCGTTAATGTCTGTACCGTTTTTGGTCTGAGCAATCTGATCAGCAATACTTGGGAAACTTAACTTAGCTCGGGGAGCTTTGTAATCTCCCGGCGACTCTTCCCGTGTAAACGGGAACGGGATAGAGAAGCTTTCACGCAATGCACCCTCTTGGGCGTAAATACGCTCAGGCCAGTTGGCTTGATAATCAAATTTCTCGGGGTCAGTCTGCTCTGACCAACGAATATCGCTACGGATTTCCACAGGCATGGTTTCATAACCAGCCTTTTTAAGTGCCATAGCACGGTGTCTACCCTCATGGCCTGTAACACGCAGATCTTTACCCTCACTGTCCATGTACAGGTATGGAATGCTTGTGAACTTAACACCCTTATCAATTCTGTCGGTAGCTTCAGCCAATTTAGTATCTTGCTTGCCAAGCTTGGCTAGGCCCAAGAAATCATTGATTGGCATGTCAATAAGCTTGTAGCGAGACTTAAAGCCTGTAGATGAGGCATCTGCCAAGGCTTTGCTATCGAATGCTTCATCAGCACTACGCAAGCTATAGCGGATGTCAGGGTTAAATCTGTCAAAGGTTCCTACATTGCCCGTGGCAGACTTAATCTGCGTTGGGCTATAGACTGCAAGGTTTTTGATGCCACCTTCACGAACATAGAAACCATCAAAACCTAATTTGCGGATGGCTTGCTGTACGGTGCGGTTCTCAATCCGTTCCCAATTACCGGTTCGGATACTACCTTCTTCTTTATTGCCAATCCTACGGCCATAGCTGTCGGTACTATTGTTTAACTCATCAACAACTTGCTGTACGTGGGCAGGATTATCGTAATCAAAAGGTTTTTCTGAGTAGACATACACGGGCATAATATTTTGCCCCGTTGTCATGCGACTTTTTAAGACTGCGCCGACATTATTTTTAACAGCCTCAGTAGTTAACGCTTCATTAACTGTACTTGTGTTGAGTCTATTGAACTCTATTTGGGTTATTTCTTGATTATCAAAGGCAAGTTTGATGGCTTCTTTGACCAAGCGTTTTTGCTCGTTTTCCGGCAAAGTATAAAGCAATTCTTTTTTAATGTATTCTTCAGATGCGCTTGAAAAATCTGCGGCAAAATTAGGATCGTCCGTTAAAAATATAGCGCCCGCCTGTTTGGCTCTAAACTCAGAGATGTCCCGTGCAGTGCCGTGGTACATGACTTTTGGCTGACCGGGTTCAACAATCTTTTTACCATCTTCAAAACGTACTGTTGGCTTTGTAACAATCTTGCTATTGCTAAACCACTGTTTAAACTCTGGGGTATCAGGAGCCTGACGCAGGCTAAAGCGCACGTCTTTAGTCTCACCAAACTCACCAGTGTTGCCTGTGGCTGACTTAACTTGGTTGGCATCAAAGACTGCGAGGTTCTTCTTGCCGCCCTCTAATACTTGGAACGAATCAAAGCCCAAGGCCTTCAAGGAGTCTTGAACGTTGGCGCTTTCAATGTATGTCCAATCACCATTTTCTAGGCGAGTAGATAGCTCTTCGGCAGTTTTGTAACCATGTCCATAAACTTGAATGCGGTTGGCATTCTCAGGGCTTGTATAGTTATTAGCCATGTAATCCATGATCTGCTGAACATGATCAGGATTCTCAAAGTCAAAAGGCTTCTCAGCACGTACCCACAATGGATAAATGTATGGCTTTCCTTGTTTCCTACCAAGGCGTTTTAATGCGGCAAAGAATTCCGCATCGTTAGGATTGGGGCTAACAAAGATTGGTCTGCGTTCAGCAAAGATGCTGAACTCATTAGGTGAGCCGTGGTACATAACCACAGGACGACCCTCTTCAGTCAAAACGCTGTCACCAAACCAGCGTTTAAACGCATCAGTTGTAGGCGGGGCTTTGCGGTAGGCCGCTCTTTCTGCGGCTTCGGGTGAACGGAAGAAGCTCTTGAGACTTAGCTTTGGCTTGCTAGTTACATCAGGCTCAATATTAGAATCCGTTGCCCACTCAGGCATCAACCCAATTTTTTGATCTGCGTAAATAGTATCTTCACCAGATGCGGTTTTATTAAATTCAGCATTGGGGCCAAAATTTACGTCTGAGTTTTGTCCCCTTGTGCCAGCAGTCATTGCTCTGGCGGCAAGTGGTGAATACATCCTAACGTGAGACTGGAAGGCGTTCTCTTCACCCTCTGCTCTAAATCCAAAACCTTCCTTAACATGACCATAAAAATCATGCGTTGCTCTAAACACCTCAACTACTCGGGCTTGTCTGCCGGAAATAATAATATCTGTTAAAGCTAAAGCAGGGTTGGTTCTGATTTGTTTTTCAGTAATGGCATCTTTGCCAAAACCACCATCAGCAGGGAAAACGTAAAGATGATTGTTGTTTATAACATCAAGTATTGCATTACGTGGGTTTCCATAAGGATCCCTATTGTTAGGCATAAACTCAATTGTTATGCCCGTTTTAATCATGGCTTCGTATTGAGCAATAGTTTCCTTAGCCCAAGCGTCGTATGCCTCTTTTACATCTGCCGCAAGCGGTCTATTTAACATGCGGGCATATGTATTAGCCAGCAATGTTGAGAATTTTTTATCTAGTTTGTGATAACTAGCCTGTTGGCGATATGGAATTCCCATTTTTTCCGCATACAAAATAGCCGCTTCTCTTGCGGGTATGTAGGGGCCAAATGTAACTTCAACGCCATCAACTTTTACTTTTGCTGGTAATCCTTCAACCGGTTCTTCAAGGTACGGATACTTTGCCCTTGTCTCATCATCCAGTAGTTGTATGTCTCTTCGTACTCTTCGTTGGTCTGGAAGTTCTTGCGCTGAGGCTTTGAGTTTTCCAGTTCTTTGATTTTGTTTTCTAGATCCATACCCTTCTCCTTCTTCAAAATAATTCTTTACGGCCCTAGCTTGTGCCGCTACTAATTCATCAGGGTCGTCATAGTACTCGCCGGGGCTTTGAGTCAAAGTTGTGCTGTCATCCGGATCGTAGGACATGTAAACAACGTCAGGCTCACCATTGTTAAAGGTTGTAAACGTTTGTTTATTCCATCCATCAGGAATGTAGTCTTCATTCCATCTCATGCGGCCAACAGATTTAAACCCGTTGGCATGATAAATTTCCGGAAGGACTGTATCAAATGCGTCAAGCCTTCTACCACCCTCTTGCACCGCAATTTGAAGCGAGGAATACGTAGAGCCTTTATGTGGGGGGCTTGAGAATACAGAAACGATATCGTCATTCTTAAGTGCAAAGCCTGCCTTGCCGTCCTTAGTCGTGAACAAACGCATCTTGGCGTAATCTTCTAAGGGGTATATGTAGACAGCCGCACCATATGGACTAGCGTTTTTAGATGCCTGAATGGCATCTGAATATGTTTCAGCATCCTCATTGCTGATTTCATAGAACACGGGTGACTCATAGCCGTGATCGCTAATGATGTCTTTGAAACCTTGGGTAGGTTTGTATTCAGCTATAGGCTTAACACCTAGAACCCGAATTCCTTCGCTATCTTCAATGCTTCTTCTCGTGTGAGTTTCGGGTTCCGATTCATTGCGTCCTCTATAGGATCGTACGGCTTCTCTGAGGGAGTATTTTGGCCCGTAGTCAGACTTCCCACGAAGTTCCTCAGCGTCCTTGACCGCTCCTCCGGATTCATCCCTTCGGTTAAGTTCTGTATCGAAGACCACACTGGGTCTTGCTCGTCCAGTAGTCTTTCCGGACTGAGCGATGATTGCTTCTTCGTATCCGATGTCATCGGCTTTCCTTCCGCTTAGTTTTTCATAGAGGCGTTTCTCATAATACCAAAGCGCCGCTTGGATGTCAGCTAAAGTTAAATTAATGCCGTCTTTACGCAACATAGTTTGCGCTTTACGGCCTGCGTCATACATGAACTTGCGGTCGGTAGCTGTAAACGGGGCTTCCTCCAGCATCTCAAATTCATTCTTGTAGATGGTGTTAGCCATCTTCTCAAGGTTGTGTTCAAACAACAGTTGGTCGTAGGCGGCTCCGGCTTTGGCTTTAGCTTTCTTAAACCATGCTGGTTTCTTGTCTTTCTTGGCAGGCTCTTTCCCCTTAGCCAAATACTCAAGCTCAGTGCTATAGCCGTATTCCTCGTACTTATTACGCAGGGGAATCGTAGCGGCAATCACCTCATCACGGGTTGCGCTAGGCATTTCCATCATGTCACGGAACTTGTTGATAGACGCTTCAGTTGCCTGAGGAATTAACAAGCCACGCATACGATTGACGGAGCGAGTCCACCACAGATCCATTGTCAGGTAGCCTTCAGAGCCAGAGAGGTTGGCGTAGAACGCACCAAGCTTAGGCCCAAAGTAGACTGCGGCGGCAGGGACAGTCGTGTCCTTGAGGTAGCTACCGTCAGTGTCTTCACCCATCTCACGCAGACGGGCATTCATTTCCTTGACTGTGATCTCCTCTAGGAGAACCTTCTCAAACTTTGTACCGTGCAGATTAAGCAGGTCTTGGATCATCTTGAGGTTGTTCTCAAGAGCCGTAGCTCTACGGTTGCCCATAGCAACCAGAGGCTTACCATCACGCAGTTTGGAATACAGGGTAATGGCGTTATCAATGTTCTTGTTAACTTTCTCGCCATTGGATGTAACTGCCACCAATGCAGAGAATACTGAACGGGCGTGTTTGTTATCGCTCAGTTCAGGGAAGCGGCTTGCCAAACGTTTAACCGCTTTGGGATAATTGTTTGAATACCAACCCAGACCTGTACCCGTTGTGGCTTGAGTGCCTAACTGAAATGCAACCTCATCTGCCATTGCCTTAGCAAGTTGAGTAGATTGCTCTTCGCTCAGGTTGCTTCGATCCATCTGGCCGAAACGATCTATGGTGTATTGGTTTAAAGCACTGGCGATGTCCCGGACATTATTGAATATGCCACGCTTGGCCTTGGTGTTTAAACCAAGATCCTGCTGGGACGCAGTCATGTCCTGCTCCATAAAGTTACGAGTAGACAGCGGCGTGTAAACGGGCTGTTTTTCATCCCCGTAGAAAGCACCAAAGGATGTAAGCGACTTTTTAACCTCTTTGTTTGCCTCGGCAGGCTTAGAAGGCTTGAGTTCACCCTTCTCAATCTTGCCAAAGATATCCTTGTAGGACTCGTAGCCTTGACCATTGAGGTATGACTTGAGGGTGGAGAAGAAATTACGAAGCTTGTTCAGCAACGCATTCAGCATTCCGGGAGGAGCTTTTTCCACATCAAAATCACCAAAGGCATCTGCGATTGCTTCTTCTTCCAACAACTCTTTGATCTTTGCGTCAGACATGACGGCACGGGGAGGTTTGTCAGGGTTGTTCTTATTCCACTCAGCAGGCATTGTTTGATTGACTTCAATGTACGCATCGTAACGGCTGACAATCCGTCCATCGGGCAGTCTAGTCTGGTTACCCTTAAGGTATTTATTTATCCACTCAGCATTAGCCTGACGCTGTAAAGAAGCCCACTGGGCATCAGTAAAGAACCCTAGTTCTTTTAAAGCATGAAGGGCTTCATGACGCATAACCCTGACAGGTTGAGATGCATCAATAGCCAACTGAATAACTTTGGCGGCGTAGGAGCCTTCTGCACCCTGTTCAATGGCATCAACAATCTTTAGGGCTACATCCTGTAGACCGAACCGTCCCAACATAGACTGAAGGGTAGCCTGTGCGGCTTGAAGCTTTTGCGCTTGTTCTGGTGTTCTAGGTTGTGGTGCTGGCGCTGTAGCCCGGCGTTCAATCTCTGCGTTTACACGAGCCTTTAACTTAGGAGACTTGGTCTTTGCCAACTCCTGAATTTCTTTGTCTGACAGGTCTTCAAAGATAGCCTGCTCGGCTTCCTCACGGGTAGCCTTAGTTCCTTTGACAGTCTCACCCTTGGTAACTCGGTAGGTCTTGGGCGTAACCTTCTTAACGCCAACAGGAACAACAGTGACAGGCCTGCTATAGATCTCTTCTTGATTCTTAAGGTCGGCAATGACGGGCATAGCCTCGTCCAGCACAGCTTGGTGCGCTTCTTCTGCGGTCTTGTATGCAGGTGTATCAACCAAGCCGTTGAGTTCAAATTTGTGTAATTCGTTCTCGGACTTAGCAATTTTTTGATCCTGAGCCTTTAAACCTTCTTGCGTTTTCTTAAGTTCAGCCTGTGCAAAACTGTTTAGCTTCTCAGCATGAGCCTCGGCTTTCTCTTGGGTGTCCATAGAGCGAACCTTTTGGTCACCACTCATCACATCATAGGACTCTGCCTGCTCCTCTTCAACACCAACTTCTTCCTGAATGTCGTATCCACTAGGTGTAGAACGTGAGGGAACACTAACTTTATTGCCCTCCGTAACAATGCTTCCGCTCTTGGTTGCATCGTTAAGTAGTGCATTAACAGCAGAACCTTTAAGTCCGGTGGCCGTCTCTACTACCTTGGTAGTTTCCTTAAAACTTAACTCATCCTTACCCACCTCGTCCAACTTGGCGTTTAAACCATCTATGGCCTTGGTAAGTTGCTCAGGGCTGTACCTTGTAGCATTTGTGCCTTCGGGTAGCTCTTGCTTAGTCTCAAATGTGGGAAGCTTTTGCAGGGCTGTAACCGCAGAATGCAACTGGGGTTGAGACATCTGAGCGGGGTCAGAGATGCCAGTTGATCTAAAAAGAAAGTCCCCAAACCCGGGAGCGTTTACATCTACGTTCTTTTCTTCAGCCAGCTTGGTTAGCTGATCAGGCGTGTAAACCTCGGCTGTGTAGCCGGTCTTCTGGGCAATTAATGCGTTTAAAGCACCTGCTTCTTTGGCTTTATCTTTGCCCGGTAAGGCATCAACTACATCATCTAAGCTGTACGTAGTTAGCGTAGGTTTACCTGTTGCTGTCCGGTGCTCGTTTACATATGAGGTTAACTCAGGGCCAAGGTCGGCTTCTGTCAAAGCACCAACGGGGTTCTTAACGACCTCCATCTGCGCGGCAATCTCCGCCCTCTTCTCAGTAGCCCGTTGGATATCCTCAGCTTTACGCTTCTCAAACTCTGCGTTCTTAACGTCCTCAGGATTGATGGTGGGTTTACCACCAGAGATAGCACCTGCACCACCACCGATAAGGCCTGCGCCTAGGGCGGCTTGACCTAAGGTCTGACCTAGTCCGGCAGTGAGACTTTGCTCTGGATTGACATCACGCAAGGCAAGGTTCTGGGTAACTTTACCGCCACCCTCTTCAACCATTTCCTCAGGAATATTCTTAATAGCGCCAGCGATTGCACCTTTGATACGACCTGTACCAAGTCTTTCGCCTGCAAGGGCACGTTCTAGGGCTTGTGCACCGGGTAATTTCTGCGCCAAAAGGGAAATGGCCGCACCACTTGCTCCTGCGGCTCTTGCGAGGTTTAAAGCCTCTGCCGCCGCCTGCGCTTCGGGCATCTTCTTTTCCGTCATCAGGTACTGTTTGATCTCCTCAAAACTACCTGAACCAATGTCTGCGCCCTGTTGGGCGGCTCCAGTGCCAATAGCGGCAGTTGTGCCACGAGATATCTGAGACTTAAGAGCGGCATCTTGAGTTAACTTCAAGGCGGCTTCTGCGGCCTTTTCTTTTGCGGCAGTACCTACAGCGGCCTTAGCGGCGGCTTGAGCGGCACGTAACTCTGCGGCGGCGGCAGGGCCAACACCGGGAATTGCGGCGGCAAGAATAGAAGGGATGGCTTGAGGAACTTGCTCGGCTAGGAATCCAATACCCTGTGTCAAGGGGTTCTTTACAACTTCACCAATCTGAGTGCCTAAGGCCGAAAGAACACCCTTCTTCTCGGCTTCTTCAACCTTACGGGCAGTCTCAAGTTCTTCAGCCTTGAGCTTGGCAGACATCTGCTTCTTGGCGTATTCCTGTAGGTTCTCACCCAAGCCTTGCAGGCCTGTGGTTCCAAAGTCTTTGTCTTTAATAGCTCCCGTAGTCAAGCCATAGATCTGGCCGGGAAACTGGATTAATGAACCAATCCCTGAGGCAAACTTAGCCGCAGGGTCTATAAAAGCTTCGGCAGTTGTACGCTCAAGGGGCTTACCAATACCTTCTTCAAAGGAGAATGTCTTTTCTTTTGGTGTGCCCAACGCTTCTTCAAGCGAGAATTCTTTTGCCATTACAAACTCCTGTTGGGCAATTATTGCTCAAAACCTTTACCGTTCCATTTTGCTGGGCCTTTGGCGGTTTGATAAACAGTACCAACAGTTAATTTATCAGGAGTTGGGCTGGGTGGCAATGGAGTGACTCCACTTGAAGCACTAGGTGCTCCTGATGGGGTTAATAAAGCTTGCGGTAAACCGCCGGAAGCTGGGCCAAGAATTTCTTTTCTTTTTGCTTCAATAGCGGCTTCTTTGTCTAATTTCCACTTGTTGTATTTTTCTACAGACTTAGGATTAGTGGAATTTGCAAGCATAGATTCAGGCTTGGCATCCCAAGCTTTTTCTAGTTTTGCCGCAGTGTCTTCAAAATCCTTAATCTTCCGGGCCTCAAGTTGTTGAGACTTAAGATCGCCGCCTTGGGCAATTAAGAAACCTTGACGTAAAGCTTCTTCTTTGGTGAGATCCTTGTTAGCAGACATAAGCATGTTGGCAACTTGAATACCCACAGCAGGCTGTTTCATGACGGCCAGTTCTTTGAGCTTAAGATCCCTCTCTTGCGCCAGCTTGGCTCTCTTCTCATCATCTCCAGCTACGGCAATCATTGCATCGTACTTCTGCTTGATAGCAGATTCAGCGGCAACGTTACCTGTCTGGAACAGGTCTTTCTTGTATTGATAGCCAGTGTCTGCCTTCCTCTGAGCCAAATCAATCATCTTGTCGGTCAAAGTACTTTGTTCTGTTTCACGAGCTTTTTGCAACGCTTTTTGGCGAGAAGCACCAAGAGCGCCAGATTCAGCAGATGTGCGTCCACCTCCTATGGCAATCTGTTCCAAGTATTCCATCATTGCGTCATAGCCGGGTTTAGGGGCTACAAGCTTGTCTTTACGTGCTTGGTTCTCAGCAATTAAGCGGTCAATCTGCGTTGTGTCTGGAGCACCCACTTCAGCCTTTTGACGATCAATAGCCGCCTGACGTTTGGCTTCCTCGCTTACACGCATTTGCTCACGCAGGAGATCGACTGCGCCTCTTGTGTCTGGAGTCTCCCCGCCTTCAACAAAAGCAACCACGCCTCCGTTGGCATAGGATTCACCTACGTTAGAGGCAAGGCTATCAATGCCACGCTCTTCAGGTTGGGGTCTAGGTTGGGGGACTCCAAAAGGAACCACTCCGGGTCTGCCATCTTTAGCCATTTGTTTCTGAGCCTCCTGAACCATACGAGCCTGCAAAGCCTGTTTGGCTTTGGCTTGAACATCTTCTGCAACTGTTGGCATATCGGCAGGTGCGTTTAAAGCGGCCTGAATGCCAGCGCCTTGGCGCATCTGGTTGATGTCGTTTAAAGCAAGAAGTTGGCGCAGATCCTGTGGAATCCCGCCATTCTGTTTTTTATCTTGATCAACCTTTTGAGCCAAAGGCGCAGGATTACCTTGATAAGCCTTGGTTATCTGATTGACGGATGGTTGTGTAAACATTTAAATATCCTTCAGATAAGTCCAAGATTCTTTAACAAAGCATTAACGGTGCTGGCTCCTTGAGAAGCCTTAAGCAACGCAGAAGGCTCAATACCCTGATAGCTTTGAGCCGCCAAAGGCAGGCCTTGCAATAACGACTGTTGGTACTGAACCATCTTATAAGGGTTTGCCCTAGCTTCTTCAAACTGGGCTTTGTCTGCGGCAATACCTTCAGACTCAATGCCGCGTTGTTGAGCGCCAGCGCCAAGTTGTGCGTTGAGGGTATTGAGGCCTGCTTGGCTTTCTTGAGAACCAAGTGCACCTTGAGCTTGAGCGGCTTGTAGGCCTGTCTGTAGACCCTGCAAACCATAGCCTGCGCCGTACTGTTTAGATTGTTCTGTCGCTTGTTGAGCGGCTGAACCGTACTGAGCGCCCAATTGAGCCTCTTGAATCTTACGGGCTTGGTCAGCGTTAAACTGATTCATTGCATTGCCGTATGCAGTGTTATATCCCTGACCTGTAATTTCGGCCAAGTTAGTGCCAAGGTTACGCTGAGTCTCTGCATCAAGAATGGCCTGACGGCCACCACCAAAAGCGCCAGCTTGAGTCATCTTGGCGGCATTCTGGGTTTGAGTAATCTGAGACTGACGGCGAGCCTCATCCAACTGAGGCTGTAAAGAAGTCTGCAAGTACGGGTTCATGTAGGCCGTAGCTTGCGAGGCATCAAATGAAGAACCAACCGGAGAGGCATACTGATTGGTAAACGATGTGGGTGAGTAATTCAACCCTTGAGCCGCAGTGCCAATCTTGCCTGCCTCTGTAGCGGCAGTACCAATGCTAGACGGTGTTTGCAAATTAGCGGCATTGTTAAATGCTGAAGTCTGCAATGGAGACTCACCCGCAGACAACTGACCCATGTAAGCCTGATAAGGCATGTTAGCCAAAGCTTGGCCTTGACCAAGCATGTTGGTTACATATGGGCCTGCCCAGTTAGACAGGTTAGATTCAACACCTGTTAAGCCTGCGGCGTAATTCTTTGCGGCTCCGCCCTCTTCAAAGTGTTGAATTGATCCACCTGAGGCGTAGGCTTGAGCCAAGCCACCGGGCATGAACTTATCAGGGTTGATTTTCTTGCCTTGTTTCTTGTTTCCAGTACGTGCCATACGAATTTTGTCCATCATTTGGTAGAGTTTCTTAGCTCCGGCATCAGAGTTACCGTTGCCCATGTGGGAAACTACATCCGCAGGGATAACAAACTCTCCATGACTTAAAGCGGCAGGTTGGTCTTGCCCAATCCTAGCTGGAAGTTTGTCTGCCATGCCATCCGTTTCGCCTTGGAGGTAACGACCTTTAGCCATGCCGCCCTCAGCATATCCGGCAGGCAAGTAACCTTGACCACGTAGATAGTCCAGATCTTCAGCTTTAAGGTTAAAGTCTTTAGCCAACTGAGCAGTAGACAGTCCTGAACTAGCAACCATTCTGGCAATAGCGCCGGGATCGGTATCATTCTTTTCTGCGGCTGTAAAAGCTGTAGAAATGTCTTTTGTAGACGCTGGAGTTTGACCAGCGGCAATTGCGGCGGCTTTGTTCTGCAAAGGAATTGCTTCAGCTTCTTGCACATCTTGAGCAGTAATTCCATACTTATCCATAGCCGCCTGCTTTTCAGCTTGTGTTGCGGCAGGCTTACCTTCAGCCTGCCTTATGGCATCCAAGGCAAGGTAGTTATTAATACTGCTGTTTACAGCGGCAGTACCCTTGTTGTTCATGATGTTCCACTGATCCGCTTTGGATGACAGTTTAGGATTTGCGGCAAAAGCATCCTGAACATCAGCCATAGACATACCAACGCTCTTCATAGCGTCTGAGATCTGTTGGGCTGTAGCGTTAGGGAACTTGGCAAGATAGTTGTTAATACTGTCGTTTACACCAGCAGAACCCATGCCGTGCGTCAAAGCGTATTTCTCTGCGGTTGAGAAACCACTTGCGCCCAGCGCAGTTTGAAGGTCAGCTTGAGAAATCCCCAATTGACTCATTTTTGCTTGAAGTTGAGCGTTGGTAACGTTAGGGTTTGCACTAAGCCAATCGTTGATGGTTTTTAAATACCCCTGCGGAGTACCGCCACCAGCAATAAACTTTTTGTAAGCATCCGAGCCGGGAGTAATGACATCGGCTTGTTTGTTTGTAACTGTACTTGAGCCGCTAACCAAGTTTGATATGCCGCCGGGAGTCTTTGTACCGCTTTGAACACTTGTCAGGTCAGCGCCAGCATTTGTACCTGAATCACCACTTAACTGCCACCAAGGATCTTTTCCGGGGGTGCGGGTATAAGTTACATCACCACCGTAGTCAATTCCACCTGAGCCGGGACGGTATCCCTGCGCTCTTGTAGGAGGAGCGGCAATCATTTTGCGGGAAGCACTTAACTCAGGAATACCGCCTTGGTAACCTGTTTTTTTATCAGCGTTTGTACCGCCGCCAAAAGCACTGGTTAAAGCACCTGCGCCAGCAATCAAACTTTTGTTGTCAGAAATCCATTTAGAAATGCCAGATAGGTCTGTAGCAATAGGTGTCTGATTGACAAAAACATCACCCTTTTTAAACGGTGAGTTAGCGTCACCCAAAACATTTGGGTTCATGTTTGGATCTGTTGCCGGATCAATATACGTACTAGTGTTGGAGTTAAGGTTGCCATAACCGCCGCCAGAAACATCTTCTACGTAGTCACCTTCTTCAAAATAACGAACAGGTTTGCTAGATTTTTTAAGCATTTTGATTCCTCAATAAACGAGCAAGAGCATCCATATCAGAGGATGCTAGGTTTTTAGGTGCTCCAAGCGCCCGTAATTTGTAATCGGTATCGCCACCAAACAACTCTTCCATCAATTTTATATTGGCATATGGATCTTGGCTAGGCATTGGAGCGTTTAAACCAAGATTAGCCATTAGCTCCTCAGTCGTTTTTTTCTTTGTATCCACTTTAGGAGGAACAACGGTTTTAGGGGGAACAGTTACTTTTGTGTCGTCCAACTTGACGCATTGATTTGTTGCCAAATCTAAGATGTAGCCTTTTGGGCATCCGTCTTCTTTTACATCATCATCGTCAGGAACGCAGAAACCTGTTCCGTCATCATGGAAACCGGGGCCGCATTTATTGTCATCATCGTCAACTACAACGTCATCTTTATCTGTTTTGCCAGTAACAAGCACCGTATCATCGCCAACATAGTTGTTGGTAGTGTCGCCAACTATGTCGTTTAAACTAATAAAGTCATTTAAAGATGTGCCGTTTTTGTTTCCGGTAATGACCAGTTCTTTTAAATCATCGGTGTAATTATTTGAAATGTTGCCAACAGGATTGTTTAGGTTTAAGAAATCTTGTGAAGCATCATAATTGTTCTTGCCAGTTACCGTGACAGTGTCATCAGCACCAACGCCAATCATATTTAAAATATCTTGGTTGCTTAAACCACTGTCTTTAATGTCGTCAATGGTTTTAATGCCAATTGTTTCAAGGAAATCTGCGGTTTCTTTATCCAACCCTACAGAAGACAGGCTTTTAGTCCCAATATCCGCAGGGATACCCTCGTCTTGGTTGTCAAAAATATCTGTAAGGTTTTCTAGCTTGCCAAAGTAATCTTTAATTTGGTCTTTGCTGTAGCCAAGTCCTTTTAAACGAGTAATTTCCGTGTCGTCAAAGTTTCCAATAGTTGATTTATCAACGCCGCCAGATGTAGAGCCGCCATAAGTTTTGGCTAATCCAGTAACAGCATCAAATATTTTCTTCTCGTTGCCGCTACCTAAAGCTTGAGCAGTGCTTAAACCTTTAAGCAAATCGTTGGTTGTAAAACCTGTATCGCCAAGATTAAAGTTAGTGTCCAAGTAAGGAGAGGCAATGTTAAGTGCACCGCTTAATGTGGGATCTTTAGCAAAGTTAATTGCCTTGTTAATATCGCCCAGTTTAAACCCTGTGTCGCCAATCTCCAGTGCGCCAGCACTACCTAATCCACCCTTTAATGCGCCTGTGAGGATGTTTTGGTCATTTACTGCGGCATTAAAACCACCAGCTAAAGCCCCGCCAGCACCAGCCGCCGCAGTGCCAGTCAAGCCAAACAAACTATTACCAAGCATTCCTGCGCCACCGCCCATGGTGAGAGCCGCCATAGCAATAGGGCCAAGGTCATTCCACATGGTTTTGAGGGCAGACTCATTCCATTTGCGACGGGCAATAGCATTGCCTTCTAAGTCGTAGTCGGTGATGTAATCACCTTCTTGCCTAGAAAAACCACCCAATGTTTTGGGAGCATCATCGTAGACTGGCGTGGCATCCATGCCTTGACCAATGTAATCAATGATTTTTCTATTATCTTTTTCCCCTGCCATCCAACCGCTACCATATTGGACGGGTATGTAATCTATGGTAGTGCCTTGCTCTGTTACGTTCTCTCGGGCTTGCGTAGCACCCATTTGGTTATACATGGCTTTAAGTTCAGCCAATGTAGGTGTGGCTGATAGCGGTGTAAATTGACGTGTTTCTGCCGCAGGAGCTTGCCTTTGTTCATCACGTAAAGCGGCGGCGGCTTCCCAACTACCAGTCAGTTGGTACAGTTCTTCATCGCTCATTGGTTCTGCCATTATCCAACCTTCCAATTCGTTCCGTCAGAGTACACGGGCACAGCCACTGCACCGCCAGTCACAACTGTAGCTCCAAATGTTGGGCCTAAAGCATCTGTTACAAAAGCCCTTGCACCCTTGCCTGACGTAACTGCACTAGGTAGCGTAGCTACAGTGTAGTTAGTCAAAGGAGGCACTACGCCAGAAGCCATTAACTGAGTAGTTAACGCATCAAGCCTATTAAAGTACAGACGCAGAATGTTTAGCATCTGGTCAAAATACTGGCGGTTGTACTCTTCCGGAGGAAGCGGCATATTGGGTGCGGCTACCTTGTTTAAATCAAAATCAGTGGTGACAATAAAGCTCATCGTCTGCCGTCCGGTCTAATGTCAATACGGGTAGAACCCAACTGCCATGTTGTTCCAAGGTTAGAGGAACCAACCTTTAAGATAAGTTGACGACCCCGAACCCGTGTATTAATCTGACCTGTAAAGCCTTCAGTCACTGTGTATTGAGCGCCCGTCAGCTTGTCTACATCACCCGTTGCAGGCGTACCTGTACCAGAACCTGAGTTCTTCATTGGGTATAAGGTGTAAGTTACTTCAGGCGTAGGAGATGCGTCAGAGCCTGAGAACGTCAGATCAGGCAACATTCTCCAGACAAAGCCAAAGTGTTCTCCGTCTTCAATGTCAAACTCAGAAGAAGAGATGTAAGAAGTAATGCCTGCGGGTGTACCTGTTTCGTTGTTGTCTAAGCCATATTCTTGATTAACCAAGTTATAGCTGTATGTAGCGGCTACAGGGTAGTCTCTTAGACCAGAGTCCAGCCATGCTGTTCGTGCCATCGTGCCGTAGTACCAGACCTTTTCAAGGTAGTTGTACACCACATAACGATCCACAGTTAAGCTACCCGTTGAGCAGTAGAACCACCAGATTTCGTTAAAACCCTCGTTGGTACTAGCAAAGACCTGTTGGTTCTGGTCAAGGTTAATGTCTTGATAAATGTACCTACGCAGGTCGCAACTTAATGTTTGTAAGCGTCCATCGTACATATAGAACTTATCTACGCCCATCCAGTACACCACGCCTGAAGCTTGGGCGGCGGCGTTTTGACCCAGAATAGAAATGTTGTCACCCATCAACTGGCTAGACCAGACCACAGGTGGGCCAATGTACTGCATAGAATAAATAGCAGAATCAGTCCACACCAAAATCTCTTGACGAGTCTGGATGGCGGTCACAATGCTGGAGCCGTGGGACAAGGTAACGCTACCAGCTTGATTGGTTGCAGAGGGTGTCCAGTCAACCAAAGACTCCTGATCCGACCAGCGAACCAACATAGGACTCTGCACTGTAGAACTATAGTCATTACAGCCAAATGCAAACACAAACCGACTTACATCAGATACGTAGATGAAGTTCTGGATAATCGGAGCATCCGAAGACCCGGCCAGACTTGTGATGTTTACACCATTAGGCATGATGTAGTGAATACCAGACTGCGATCCAGAGGTGGTAATAGCCGCACCGCCGGGTGTTAGAGACAAGTTAAATGTCGTACCAGTGGTGTTTTTAACATAGTAGACAGTGCCGACCGACAATCCTGTAGGCAAAGCAGACGGATAACCTGAGTTTGTCAAAACAACTGGAGTGTTGTTTACCAGTGAAATAGACGTAGTTACTACGGCAGAAGCACCAATCGTGACCGTAAAGGACGCTGGTGATAAACCAAACGAAGCATCCCAATAGTAAATTGGGCCACCACGGTAGCCATAAATTAAATCTTCGCCAAAGTTATTCTGGCTCCATAGACGCAGAGCGGCGTTACTTGTACCACTAAAGCCCCAAGTGCCAGAACCCCAAGCGCCTGCGCCCCAGCCTGTTTGTGGTGTTTCGTAAGCTACGCCAGTATTAATCTGGTAGACAGCAGACACTGTAGTGCCGCCGCCGGTTGCAGTAGATGAAGCCGCAGAAGCCGCTGTGATGTTGTATGTATCTGCATCAATCAGAGTAATCTGATATTCATTGTTTAGGTTTAAACCACCCACAGTAGCTACATTGCTGAAGCTCACAAAGTCTCCGTTAGCCGCGCCATGCGCTGAGTCAGTGACTAGAACTGTGGTACTTGTATTGGTGGTAGTAAAAGGGTTGCTTAATACAGCCGCCGCACGGATAGGCGTGATGTCGTAATACTGACCGCCATTCTCAAGGTAAAACTTTAAGTTAGTACCCACTCCGATTAGGTTCAAATTCTCAAGCGTGATCCAGTTCCACAAAGAACGGCATACACCTTGGAAATAAGAAACAGAGATACGTGCCCAGCCACCAATCTTTTCAGGCGTACCTTGGCGAAACCGCACTTTGTCGGACTCATACCAACCATTCTCGTTGGTATAACGGGTGTTCTCCCGGTTTACTCCCGGCTTCATTGCAAGTTTTTTAAGTGCCATCGCTTAATCCAACAAAGCGCACTCAGCCGTGCGGCGTTTAAACAGTCCCGGCAGTACCTTACCGCCACCTTTAGTCCAGAGCATCAGTTGTTCTTTTGCCCCTTCCCAATCATTGGCATTGATTTTCCTCTTTAACGTGCTTGTTTGCAAGCGTCCAGTGCCTAAGTTATAGCAGAAATCTACGATGGCATTGCACTTACGAACGTCTGTAATCAGACCGGGACAGTTACGCAGAACACCGGGCAGGTACGTATGCTCAAGCTCAATCATCAAAAGCGCCCGTGCCGTAGGTTCATCCATCGGCGCATCTTCCAAAGTGACCTTGCGTTTATCTGCATAGTAAGTAGAACCATAGCCAATCGTGGCTACGCCTGCCGGACATAAATACGGCTTAGCGCGGTAGCCCTCAAACTGACGGCACAGACTGGCGGCTAACTCTAGGTTCATTGTGTTTCTTCAAAACTGTCAATACAAGTACATCCTCGCTCCATACAGGCGGGGTCAAGGTCAGGTATGTGCTTGTCGATTGCGTCATATATCTTAGTACGCAACATGGTTGGGCTTCCATGAAACAGTATTGCAATGTTCATTAGCTCTGTAATAAGCTCTTTAGACTGTAAATATTTCATATGCCGCGTTGCTTCAAAGTACGGTCAAGGAACCAATAGTTAATTGTCCCAGACAGTAGGGCAGAGAAGTCGGGTGTCATCATGGTCTTAAACACTTCTACGGCTGGCGCACCGGCAAGCCATGCGTTCCATGCAAACCATACATGGATGAATGACCAAACAAACAAGACCCAGTAAGTCACAACCGGGCGTACAGAAGCTGACAGACTAGCTACCCAACCGCCTGCGGCTTTGACCATCTCGGCCTGCTGAGTGATGGCGTTGTTAAACGCATCCATTACACCTACGTCCATAGCGGCTTCGCGTTGAGCGCCTATCTCAGCCAACTTCTGCTGACCGCGCTGGGCTTCCAAGTCACACTGATGTTTAAACATAGCCAGTTCATGCAGGCGCTCATTCTTCTTGTCAAAGAACTTCAGCACTTCGGGGGCCATTCGGAACAGCCCACCAAACACAGAACCCAGAATACCGCCACTTAATATGTCTAACATTTTTTGTCCTTTGTTTCTTCATTTTGCATGAGTTTGATACCAGACAGGAACCCAATCATGCCGCCGATAAGTGTAGAAAAAGCGGGTGAAATCATCTTGAATATCTCTGCGTTGTCCACCTCTTTGGCCCAAAGGCCAAGCATAAAGCTGAAGACCATAGCCAAAACAGAGATGCACAGGGTGAAGCTGACCATCAGCGTGACCCACAAGGTCAACTTGTCCTTGGTGTCCATTGACACTTTCTTCACTGGTCTGGGTATCGGCTTTCTGGTCATACATAAATATCCAGCTTACGGTTGGTAAAAATCTCAAGACTAAGTTGGTTGCGTTCTGCCTTCTTTACATACAACTCAAACTCAAGATCATCAATTTTGTCTTTCACCTTCTTCATCTTTAAAGCCTGCGCGTATTCTTCTTGCATACGTTCCGCTCTGCGTTCTAGCGCATCTGTTTTAGTTGGTTCGCCTCCCGGCTGAACCATTGGATACCACTTGTGTATGGGCGGGATCATTTCTTTTCACGCTCAAGTGCATCTTTGTATCCATGTACAACTTTGTTACGTAGCCATGTGGAATCTGCCGTGCCCGCCCACTCTGCTAGGTTGTTCCAGATCACCATGTATTCTGTTGACTTGCAGTAGGGCGCATTCTTGTCGAGCCACGCCATCATTTCTTTGTGCCGCTGTGTTGGGTCGTGTACTGTGTAGGCAATCCCGTAGAACTCGCGCACATGACAGCCACTCTTGGCTACGGCTCCAACTAGCCCCAACAGCAGTAACAGAATGAGCCAGCGCATTCATCTTAGAACGTAATAGAACCAGAGGCTGTGAATTTATAAATCCTAAATCCACCTGACGTTGAAATTGTTGGTGAACCTGTTGTGCTTGTTGCGGCTATGAATGTGTCTGGATAACGAAGGATGACGATACCTGAACCGCCATTGCCGCCAGTACCACCGCCCGGCCCTGCACTAGCGCCTCCGCCTCCTCCGCCTGTATTTGCCGTGCCAGATACACCAGAGTTTGACCCCGAAAAACCACTATTACCACCACCTCCTACGCCACCAGCACCAGTCACACTAGGTATATATCCACCACCTCCACCGCCACCAGCGTAAGTTACAACAGAGCCTGAAATAGAAGATGCAATGCCAGCGCCGCCTATAGTGCCAGAAGCATTCCCCCCTGCGCCAAGTATTCCAGCAGTACCCGCTCCCCCACCACTTCCGCAAACATAACCACTACCACCCACATTATTGTTACCGATACTTCCTGCGTTTCCTTGCCCAGATATACCTGTTGCTGGAATTAAACCACCATAACCAACACCCCCTCCAGAAGCACCAAATTGCCCTGTCAAAGGTGATCCGCCGGGTGTGTTATACGCTCCAAAACCACCACCAGAAGCCACAATATTTCCTGTGGTAGCACCTGATGAAGAAGCAAGCAATACAGAATTAGCTCCAGCAGACCCGTTATTGGCCCCCGATGCGCCACCACTTCCGCCAGCCCCGACAGTAATCCAGAGTTGGGTATTAGCAGTTACACCAGAAAAACCCGCAAGTAAGCCCCCTGCTCCACCACCGCCGCCACCATTTGTAACAGACCCACCATCACCACCTGCGGCTCCGCCACCGCCAGCAACAATTAAATACTCCACATTCTGCGGAGGCAGTCCTGTCCAGTTGTTGTCCTTAATGGCTTGGCTTGCCTGAGACAGTGTGAAGATGCCGCTATATTGGGCCACGTTAGGCTCCTTGAGTTACTTCAACCCATGACAATGTTGGCTCATCCCATTTAAACATCTTGCCTTCTACAACAGGCATGGGTGTAGGTGCAGACCATTGGTATGTGGCTTCGTCTTTAGTCCAAGAGGGGTAAGGCTGTGGCGCATAGAAACCTACGCCGTCATACAACATTCCAATACCAGCGTAGTTCTTACGCAATGGTCTGCCTTCAGGGTGTTGACCGCCAGAAGTGTTGTATGAGGTCTGAACCCACAAAGCTGGGTCGCCCCAGTGACCAAGGTTTAAAACGTCCTGCTCGATAACGATGACTTGCGTCACTACACCGTTTTCTACTTTTGCGAAATGGCTCATATTTGCTCCTTAAAAAGTTACTGTGCCAGAAGATGTAAATGTGTAAATTTGATACCCATCAGCGTAGTTTATCTGAGGGCTTCCTGTTGTGGAAGTGGGTGCTGATTGTGTTGCAGGGTAACGAATGATTACGATGCCAGAACCGCCTGCGCCAACCATCGCAAGAGTTGCATTTATTGATGAATTTACACCGCACCCAGCACCGCCTCCTGTATTTGCCCTGCCGTTTCCATTTGTAAGATTTGCGCCATCTATCCCGCCGTCACCTCCACCAGCACAACCAATACCAGCAAAAACCGCACCACCGCCACCACCACCGCCTGCGTAAAAAACTCGTGCGCCTGTTATGGTTGAGCAGATGCCAGCACCACCATTACCACCAAGACCCGCTGATGTTCCATTTAAACCAACAGAACCAGCACCACCACCGCCACCGCAGGCTCTAGCCCCCGATGAAGAAGCGCTACCATTTCCAGTCCCACCAGCAAATCCTTGACCAGATGTGCCTGTTCCACCGCTACTTGTTCCATTTATATTTGATGTAGCACCGCCACCTCCAGAACCACCATTTTGTCCGTTATTAAGAACTCCATTTGAACCAGCACCTCCACCCCCACCTCCAGTAGAAGTAATGGAACTAAAAATAGAGTTACTACCAGAATTTGCGGTTCCTGTTGCGGCGGCACCTCCAGCACCAACAGTCACAGTCAAAGCAGTGCCAGTAGCAACAACAAAATTAGCCGCCTGTTGAGCGCCCCCACCGCCACCGCCACCGCCACCAGATTGAGTAAAGCCGCTTCCACCCCCACCAGCGACCACTAGATATTCAACAGTCGTAGGCGCACCAGACAGTGGGTTAAAGGTTGCGGAAAGGAATCCACCTAATAAAGTTTGACTCATTTCAACTCCATTTAATAATCACAACGCCAGAGCCACCGTTGCCGGGAATGCCGGTATACAGTCCTGAAGCTATGTTGGTTATTCCGCTTCCGCCGCCACCGCCACCCAAACCACTAGTGCCATTAGATGCGTTAGCAAAACCCCCACCACTACCTGCTCCACCGCCACCAGCACCACCTGCGCCGCCAGTGGCAGGTGCGCCAGTAGTATATGTAGCGCCGCCTCCGCCACCAGCATAAGTTATGGATGTACCCGTAATAGAAGATGCTGTACCAGCACCGCCAGCACCGCCAGCAGAACTTGTGCCATTAGAGCCAACTGCGCCTGCTCCACCACCGCCACCAGCACCACGATTACCAGCAGTTACTGCGTTTCCGCCTGAATTTCCTTGGCTTGGGGATGTGCTAGGCGTATTTCCTGCACCGCCAACTCCAGCTACCGTAGCAGTTGCGTAATCGACGCATCCACCGCCGCCAGAACCACCAGCAACGCCTGTAGTGGTTGAGCTACAAGTTGCTCCACCACCGCCACCAGCGGCAGTTATAGAACTAAAAACTGAGTTCCCGCCACTAACTCCAGCAACACCAGAACTTCCATTAGGCATACCGCCAGTACCACCAGCGCCTACAGTTACCGTGTATGTTGTACCAGCGGTGACAGATAAACCTGTGGCAGTACGGAATCCACCCGCACCACCTCCGCCTGCCGTACCCGCACCGCCACCGCCGCCACCACCAACAACCAAGTACTGCACTTGTGTAGCACCTGCGGGAGCAGTCCATGACCCAGATGAAAAGAATACAACTACATTAGCCGCAAGCAAATTAGTAGGCGTAGTAGGCGCTAATGTTCCTGAAGATGTAAATGTATGAACAACATTACCTGCCGCATAAGTAACGGTTCCGCCAGTGTAAAACTGCACAGAGCCGGGGTATCTGACTATTACGATGCCTGAACCACCAGAAGCTGTACCAGAAGCCCAACCAGAGCCTGCCGCCGTACCACCACCGCCGCCACCTGTGTTTGCTGTTCCTGATACTCCAACGTCATAAGCGGCAACTCCCCCGTATCCACCGCCACCTATGCCACCTTTACCAGCATAAGTACCATTGTAAGAGCCGCCACCACCACCTCCAGCATAAGCTGTAACAGTTCCAGAAATAGCAGACGCAATACCAGACCCGCCACTTGCCGAAGAACTTGTCGGACTGCTTAATCCTACTGTACCAGCGCCGCCGCCACCTGCCCCACCTGTTCCATTGGTAGCGCTACTAGCGCCGCCACTATTTCCTTGACCAGACACACCAGCCCCAGAGACACCTGTGTAACCACTAGTAAACCCGCCCCAGCCGCCACCAGAACCACCAGAACTACCGGGAATTGCGTTGTATGTGCCACCTTTTCCACCGCCAGTTGAAGAAATATTTCCAAATACAGAATTTGATCCATTAGCGCCATTAGGAGCGCCAGAGCCTCCACCACCAACAGTCACGGTATAAGAAGTTCCTGCCGTTACTGGATAAATTCCAGTTAATAGACCGCCAGCGCCACCACCTCCGCCAACCTCACCGCCACCACAACCGCCGCCAGCAACGCAAAGGTACTCTACCCATTGAGGTGGATTAAATGCTGACCATGCGCCTTGACGAATGGCTTGGTTAACTTGTCTGAGTGTAAAAAGACCTTGTGCCATATATCCTCAGAATGTAATTGTTCCAGATGCTACGAATTTATACACCCGATACTGACCCGCAATGTATGTTTCTGGTGATCCAGTTGTTGATGTGGCAGGGGCTAAGTAAGATGGGTAGCGTAGGACTACGATTCCAGAGCCACCTGTACCACCTGCGGCTTGCGGATCATTTGCCCCGCCACCACCACCACCGCCTGTATTTGCTAATCCTGAAAATCCATCCTGCCCTGCAACAGAACCTGCATTACCACCTCCAGCAACCCCTAATCCAGCAGAACCTGTAGCAGATGGGAATTCTCTGCTTCCTCCACCACCGCCTGCATATTGAATTGAAGAGCCTGAAATACTTGAAGCAATACCTGCGCCCCCACTTCCACCATTGTTTCCGGGAGTTGCAGATACTCCAACAGAACCAGCACCACCGCCACCGCCAGCGGCAACAGGCGAAGAGGTAGTGGCAGTCCCACCGTTATTACCTTGCCCAGCCGTTCCAGTTCCACTTCCTGATGTTCCGCTACCACTGCCCCCAGCAGAGCCACCATTTCCACCACCTGAAGTAGAGCCACCGCCCCCATATCCACCGCCTGTGGAAGTAATACTGCTAAAAACACTATTTGAGCCAGCAGTACCACTGCCAGCAGTACCACGAGCGCCACCAGCGCCACCAGCGCCAATAGTAATTGTCAAGGCAGAACCCGTAGCAACAGCAAACCCAGTCGCAGTCAATAGGCCACCCCCGCCACCTCCGCCAGCACGGTCAGCACCACCACCACCCCCGCCAGCCACACATAAGTATTCCACCTCTGTGACAGGGTAGTTAATGCCGTTTAAACCGGCTGATAAGTATCCGCCAACTCTTTCAAGAGACATAGTAGCCTCCGATTAAGCAATCAGTTCGTAGCTGATAGAGTAAGTAATGCCGCTGGCTGTGCCGGATGTAACAGTAATTGAAGAACCTTCCATCAGGTACAAAGCTGATGTCTTGTCTACAACAATTAAAGAAGCATTCTGCGGAACAGAAGCCACTGAAACAATTGGATAGGCCGTACCGCCGCTAGGGGCCGAGCCTTGAGCTACTGCACCGTTGGTGTAGATGCTTACAGTTGTGTTTACTGCCGCAGAACCGCTTACATTTGCCGCCACGATCTGGTTAATCTTCATCACTGTACCGCTAGAAGCGGCGTTAGGAAGAAGCACTACGGCTGTAGTTGCAGATGGTGTTAGATAGGTAGTTACACCGTAAATTGTGGTTGAACTGCCAGCAATATTTGGATTTGCCATGATGTTTCCTTATAGACCGAAGACGAGAGCCATAGCCACTGCTTGACCGCGAGTAGCACCAGTTGCGGGAGCCGCTTGCCAAGTTGGTAACGCTCCTGCGCCATTACTTGTCAAAAGATAGCCTGATGTTCCGGGGCCAGCCGAAGCTTGAAAGTTACCAGTAGAAGTTGTGCCCGTAAACACCACGCTATAAGCAGTGGTTGTAGAAAGACCTGTACCGCCTTGGTCAACGCCAAGAGTTCCAGTAGACACCAAATTTTTACTTGCGTCTGTAAAAACAGGCTTGCTGGCTGTAAGCCCAGAATCAAGGATGTTTCCAACAGTCAGTTTAGTGCCATCAAACGTCATGTTTGCAGAAGCACCAAATGCACCAGAACTATTGAACTGAACCTGCGTATTGGAGCCAGCCGCAGAGCCACCGCCCACATTAACAAAGTTAGTGCCGTCCCAAGCCACGATAGCCCGTGTACCAGCCGCTACAGTAACGCCTGTACCAGTCACACCTTGAATGGTAATTGACTGGGTGCTGGATGTTTTGTTAATCACCACATAAGTTTTAGACTGTGCGGGGACTGTGATTGTGCGGGTAACTGTACCGCCAGCAGTCCATAGGATCACTGCGTACTGAGAGCTATTGGCTGTCAGACCTGTACTTGCGTATGTGCCTTCGGTAACAGTCAGCGTAATATCTGCATCAGCAGAAATAGTCTGTGTACCAGCCACCGCAACGTCAATAATCTGCGAGATGGCGTTGTTGATTGTGTCACCCCACTGACCAGACAGTGTGCCTGTGGCCGGGAGGGTTAGACCTATAAGGGATGTCTTTGCCATTTATTGCTCCTACTGAGTAGAAATTACTGCCCAACCGGGTGATTCTGTATTGTTAACAGCAGTCCAGCCCGGTGTTTGCGGATTGCTGATATTTTGCCAGTTTGCGACCTCTGTGTCATCTATTACTTCCCACAAATTACGCCCGCTGTTTGTGTCTGTAATAACCATCGTATCCGAGGTACTTACATTGTACGCAGTAGCCGC